TGATATTGCCAATAATCTTAAATGTAGGTCTGAATCTTGAATAAGAAAACGATTTTTCGTTTTCGCGTGCGGGCATGCACGTCTAGTAGTAGGAATCTCTGTCCTTTAGGGCGGAGTGGATGTCAAAATATGGTTACTCATGAAAAAACAAGAGTTTTTTGGGGAGTTAAAAGTGGAGATTATGTACAGAAAGGGATAGTATTTAGTTTCTGTCCATTCTGTGGTGAAAAAATTATTAATGAACAAATTATTGGAGAATAATAATGTATAAGTACTTTCCATCCATTGGTATTTTCATAATTATTTTCTTCTTACTTACTTTATTAATACTTTTGGCTAATGATCATCATTCTGTTAAAGAAGAAATAATTAAATGTGAAAGTCATGGTGGAGAAATGATCAGGTCTGGTGTAAAGAATTCATATGTATGCGCTAAAACAATCGAATAATAAATTTTAGGAGTAAATTATGGGAACACATGGTGCTATAGGTTACAGAATTAATGGTGTAGACAAATTAATGTATAATCATTATGATTCTTATCCAGAAGGTCTGGGGCAACAGGTAATATACTTTTTACAAAACAATCTTTATATCAATATTAAAAAATCTGCTTCAAATTTAAAATTGATACATGATGGTGCTGCATTGGTATCAGAAGAAGAATTTAATATTATTGATAAATTTGGGCATGATAAAATTAAATCTTACTATAGTAGTGATCGTATTCCTTCATGGCATGCTTTATTAAATGATTTTAACTTAAATAATCTTACACGAACTCTTGATTTTCCTTATATAGTCGAAAAAAATGATTTTGTATATGATTCATTAATGTGTGAATTTGCATATATTATTAATTTTGATTCTAATAAATTGGAATTCTATAATGGCTTTAATAAAGATAAAAATGCTGCTGGTAGATATGCTTCAAAACAACGTGAAAGGCCATATTTTAGTGATCAATATTATGGAATTAAATTAGTATATGAATATGATTTAAATAAAATTCCCGGAATGTTGGAAGATAATATTCTTGCTCATATGAATTATATATCTTCTTTGGATGAAGAGGAAAAGCTTGATCCAGTGGAATTGGAATATGATTTCATTTTAAATAATTCTGTTGGTACTGGATACACATGGGATTATAGTATATGGATGGGAACTTGCCATAGATTATCTCAGAATCATCATTACCTTTTTACATCTGAGCCAACCCATGATATGGTGAAATTGTTAGTTACTATAGAAACTGGAAAAGAATTTATTGATGAAATAATATCTATTACCAAAATGCCAGTGTATAAATCAACAGGAGAATAAAATGGATATTGTAGACCCATATGAAGGAGAAGTTTCTTATTTGGTAGAACTGGTGGATGATCAACTTGTTGTTACTATTACAAATACTGATTTTTGTGGGGTGCAACTTACATTTGGTAATATTAAATTTGAAGATGATTTATTAAAATTTGATTATGATATTTTAAATTTTGTTGACATAACTGTTGAGCAGAGTGTACAATTGCAAAAGGTAATTTCCAAGTTTATATTGGATATAGTTTGTGCATCATTAAGTGAATTTAAGGATGAATAATGCAGATTGGTAAAAAAGAAAAAGGACAATTGAAATCTCATGGTGAAGAAGAGGGTTCTGATTGTAATAGAAATGGATGTACTGGTACATTAGAATATAGAAGGGATGGAGAGTGTATATGTTTCTTATGTGCTCCTTGTTCTGCATGTACAGATGCATATTTATTGTGTAATGAGTGTGACTTTATATTGGAGAATTGATAATGGAATTAGAATGGAATTAGATTATGATAAAATTATGATGGCTGGTAAAACATTAACTAATCATCTAGAAGAATTGAAAAATTTAAAAGAAGAGCAAAAGACTATGGTACAAGATGCTACTAAATTAATTGCTGATCATTTACAAAAAGCAATTCAACTTTGGCAATCAGTATTAGCTGCCCATGATCTTGATGATATAAGTTATGACACAGAACGACAGGAAATTACAAAGGAAGATCAAGAAAAATTTAATGAAATGGTTCAACATTATGAACTCATAGATAACGTTTCTGAAATTTCTGGAGTGAAATTCATGGTTAAATTTGATGATTATGATGATTACTGCGAATCAGTATCTAATATTCTTGATACTGTTTTTAGATGGGGTGATAATAAAAGTATCGAAAATCTATACAGCGTTTCTGCAACATTAGAAGCAAAATCTCAAGCTTGGTATTCATCCAAGTGTTAATTGAAAGGGAAATAAAATGTCTGAAAAAATTACAATATCTCGTGAAAAATATCATGAGCTTTTAACTAAAGCTGGCATAGAAATTATTACTCATGAACAAGCTTCAAAACAAATTAGTGCAAAGGTTTCGCAAATTAATAAATTGATCGAAGAGTGTGTTGAAGTTTCTAAAATCGCAGATTTTGATTTCCAACTTAGCATTGGTGGAAGAAGTATGTATTATCAAGAAGACCCATATGACAATACTGGTAATCGGTATTGGAGAACGTTCTTCTGATAATTGTTAAATATATTTAACAAATTTTAAATTTTTATAACTTTTGGAGAGAAATATGGAAAAAATAATTATGATGAAATTTTACTGGCTGGTAAATCTTTAAAATCATTGTTAGAAGATAGAGAAGCGGTTGTAAAAGATGCAAATGCACTTATTGCTGGTGCATTGGAAAAAGGTAAATCTGCAATTAGAATGATTTCTGAATTAAGTGAAAGTGATGGTGATTATGAAACAGAAATTAAACAATTTGTAAAAGAAGCACTTGCCCATCTAACTTTGGTAAATGATGTATCGACTGTGACTGGAGTTCAATATTATATTCCATTTGATTATGAATATGCTGATGACGATATTATGTCTTCAACAATTGATAATATTGATCTCAAAGATAAAAATGTGGATATTCTTTCCTCTTTATTATATGATATGGAAAGAGATAGTAAAATTTGGAATTCATCTTACTGCTAAATCATGAAAACAATCCAAATACCATATAGCAAAGATCAGTCAAATGCTCATATTGATAGTTGTCTTTATGGGTTAGCTTATAGAATGTAATACGGAGAAAATAAACATATTCTTAAAGAAATAAAGAAGCTTGGTCATTCTTCGTATACATATTTAAAAACGGATGATAAAAATCATCTACATCATGTGGAGTAGAACTATGAAAATTATGCAACGATTTCCAAATACTTTGGAGACTAAAATGACTAAAGAAGAAGCTATAAAAGAAGTTGCCAACATTCTTTCTAAAGCACAAGAATATATTAACCAAGCTGAAAAATTAGCTAAAGAAAATGGATTATCCTTTAAGTATACATTTTCTTCGGATGTTAATACTGAAGAAGAAAAATCTTGGGAAAGTTCAGATTGTTATGATGAAGATGATGAAGATGACGAATGGAATTCATCTTCTTGTTAAAAATGGCTGTACATTTATAAAAGTCTAGTATATAATTGTGCTAGACTTTTTATTTTAGGAGAATTTAAATGGCATGGGTATGGACAGATGATGAACCAAAGGAAATTCAAGATGATGAAAGAGAAAAATTTAAACAAATTAATCAAGAAATTGCTGATAAAATTCAGCAAGCATATGTATTGATGAAAGAAGCCCAACAACTTGCCTTAGATAATGGCATGGAATATGAATTTGATATTAATGCTACAAATAGGCTATTAAACAAATGGAATAATTCTTATTGTACAGATGATAGTTTAGTAGCATCTTGGAATTGTACTCAATATGAAGATTGGAATTCATCTTCTTGTTAAGAAAGGTAAATATGATTCTCATTGGCTCTAGTGCTTTTAATTTCTATCGTGATCAACCAGTCAAAGTAAATGACATTGATTATGTTGGTACATATGATGAAATTAATCAATTTCGTAAATCTCTTTCGTTGAAGGCATTTTACCCTATCAATGGTGGTGATGCTATGTTCATGCTTACTCAAGATAAAATAATTATTGAAGCTGATATTGCATGGGAAAATTCAAGAGCTGATAAATTAATTAAATTCATTCATACTCAGAATGATAACAATAATAAAGATGGACATATTATTCCGTCTTTGGATGTATTATATTTGTTGAAAATGTCTCATCGTTACAAGAAAGATTCACCACATTTTAAAAAGACTTTGGATGATATTCTTGAAATGAGAAAAATGGGTGCTAAGATTAGACCAGAACATGTTCCATTTTTAAAAGAACGGGAGTCTCTTACTTATACTAATAAATTACCTAAATTAAATCAGAGTAAAGATGGTTTCTTTGGTGCTGATACTGGTGTAGAATATACTTATGACCATGATTCTATTCATGAAGCAGTTAAACTATATGATACTCCTGCTTATTATAAATTTATTGATGGTCAAGTTTGGTGCTCTAAAGCTAAATGGGATAAGTGTTCCAAAGAAATACAACTTGCTGCTGCATATGAAGAAATTTGTGTACTGTCATTGGAACGTTCTATTGTTCCATATCCGGGTGCAATGTCATATAGGGAAGTGTTTAATCTTGCCCATATGAAATTAGCTTCATCTATTTCTAGTGGTTGGTTCAGAGAATTTTGTTGGGAAAATTACTATGATATTCAAGGTATGTATTCTGATGAATTTGTAGATAAATTTAAAATTGGTTTGGAAAATGGTGTAGTGTTGCCTCATGATCCAAATAAAAAGATGTATTGATGAAAGAAAAGATGATGAAACCTCAAAAATGGTATTGTGATGATATTACTTCTGAATATGACGATGATAAAGAATGTTATTCTAATAAAATAGAATGTACTATTCTTTCATATGATAATGACAAATATATTACTGCTAAATTAATTACTGGAGAAGTCGTTAATTATAAAAGTTATTATTTTACTAATATAAAAGGTCGTTATCTTAATAGGAGAGAATTATTTAAATTTGGTGGTGGAAATCCTAAATATTATAACCCACGTTTAAGTAAAACTACTTGGCGGGTTTGGGATGATTCTTCTAAAAAGCATATTTTCCATACTAAAAAGCAAGCTATTAAATTTGCTATTAATCTCGCAAAGTTACTTGAAAAAGAAATTGAAATCACTAGTAATTCATATAAAAAATCATCAATCCGTGTAAATGATACATTGTTAATAGTATATGGTGATGGATATGTACAACAATTTCATGGAAATGTTCGTAGAACTAGAGGATGTTTCAATAAAATGTTGCGGGGTCATGGCAAAGTTATGAAAGGATAATATGCAAATTCAAAAAACTAAACCGGTTGTTTACTATGATCCATCCAGAAGCGTTCTTGATTTCAAAGTTGGATATTCAGCTTTGGTATTCCCTCTTAATCATCCAAATACTGGAATGGTTTCTAATACTAAATTAATTCATACTTCTTTGATAATATCAGTTGGTGAAAATGGAGTATTTGAAACCAGAAATACGATTTATAAACCAAAGGGATAAACCATGGATTTTATTGGAAAACGACAAAAGCAGAATCAAGAAGCGTTGGATAATCCGCAAATTGGTGATTATTGGCACGAAATGTACTGTCCATATTTTGTCATTGTTGATATTGATAAGAATGATTCTAATAGAATCACGGTACTATCTTGTCTTGGTGGTGAAAACGGTTCAGAAAAACGTAAACACGAAGTAAATGCAATTATACGAAATAAAGATTACTGGTCATTAAATTATGACAAAGCAATGATTGTGGATAAAGCTTGGATTAAAGAAGCGGTTACTTATAGTTCATCAAATCCGGGATTTATGGCAGATGTGGTACGTAATAAAAGTATGGATTTTGTGAATGAATGGAATGAATATATAGAAGATTGGAATGCATATAGAAAGCTACATTTGATTCCTACTGAAAAAGAACTGAAAGATGCGTATGACAAAAAACACGGATTGATTCCTACTGAAAAAGAACTGAAAGAACCTCAAAAAGTATATGATGGGCACAAAGATTCAGATAACATAAAATGTAATTGTGTATGTACTACTTGTGCAAACAATGAACCAGACAATGCATTCATGAAAATTGCCAGAAAATTTAATAACCTTTTTAAATTAGGATAAAAATGAATAGTTTAATCGAACATAAATATGTTAAAGTAATGTGTGATTATTGTGCTGATGGAATATGGGATAAAAATGGTGCCTCATGTGCCATAGAAGAATTACCTGTCACAACAGATTTGCATGATAGGATTATGAAATGGCAAAAAATGCATGACAGAACAGATTGTTTCAATGAAAATGCTCCAGAAAACATCCCATGGAATACTACTGGAATGCAAGAAGGATTGAAAATTGCAACTGAAATAAAACGTCAACTTCCTGATTGGACAGTTATATTGTTTAATGAACTGTACACCAACTTTAATGATAGGCATATAATAATATGAATGAAATTATTGATATTTTACAATTCGGAAAAGACCATTGGTCATTACTTGGTTATATAGACAGTCTTTGTGTTGAAGGTGTTGAAGGTATTGGTCAAATTAATAAATATAAAATGCGCTGTAATAAAAACACCCATCCAATTCTTAATGTAAATGGATTTGATTGGAATATTGGATTTGGCACAAGATTAGCCGGATATTTTGAAAGTAAATTCAAAGGTGATCCAGAAAAAGCTGAAGTTGCAGGAATATTTTTATCACAACATGATGACTATGATTGCTTATATGACTTAGCAGATAATGGTCTTATTGAAATTGATTATCAATCCGGTTTAATAAATGGATTTGTTACTCTGACTAAATTTGGTAACACCGTTGCTTTTCAATTAAGAGAACATAAAGCAAATGGTGGACAATATGCACACTTTAAATATGAGGCAGTAAATGATAATCGCAATTCTAGCAACTGATAAAAATAATGGTATTGGATTAAATAATTCTTTACCTTGGCATCTTCCTGAAGATTTAAAATATTTTAAAAAAATAACTTCTAATAATACTATTATTATGGGTAGAAAAACATTTGAATCTATTGGTAAAGCACTACCAAATAGAAGAAATGTAGTTATTACCAGAAATGAAAATTGGTCACATCCCGATGTCACGGCTTATTCTGATATTATGGAATGTTTATCTAAAGAAACAGACCTGTCATGTAATAATACTAAAAATGTATATATTATTGGTGGTGCTGAAATTTATAAATCCGCATTGCAATACAGTGACCAACTTCTGATTACCAGAATAGATAAAGAATTTCAATGTGATACTTTTATCCCAGATATTTGTAAAGACTTCTACATGGTTGATGCTGATGTACATTTTTCTAAAGGCTTAGATTGCTATTATTCATTTCTAACCTATATGCGAACTCTATCTACTACATAACTCCTTGATTTTAAACATATTTTTAAATTCCTTCTTTCAAAAATAATTAATAAATAGATAAGTACTCACAAAGGAGACTTATCATGAAACCAGCGAATGTAACCTATAATGTCATCAAATCTAATCCTGATCATAAAGTATTAAATTTTAGTGCTGTTTTCCAAGATATTCAATTACCCACTTCTGTAGATTTAAGACCGGGTATGCCTGATGTATATAATCAAGGTGAAACAGGTTCATGTTTTGTTGGTGATACAATAATACCATTATTAAATGGAAAAAATGTAAAAATTAAAGATTTGGCAGAAGGAAAAGAAGGTAATACATTTTGGGTATATTCTATTCAGAATGGTAGAATAGTACCGGGAAAAGCAACAGCTTCAAAAACAGGGATAAATAAAAAATTAGTAAAAGTTACTTTAGATAATGGTGAACAAATTATTTGTACACCTGATCATAATTTTTTAACTAGAGATGATGAATATATACCAATTTCTGAAATTAAAAATGGAACAAGTTTGATGCCATTTTATAGAAAAAAAGCAACAGCACATAGAAAATACGAAATTGTTTTTTGTCAAGATGATAATAAATATCATTACACTCATTGGTTATCGAAAAACTATGTAGAAGAAAAACCAAAACAAATAATGGATGATTACATTGTAATACATCATATTGATTTTGATAAGTACAATAATAACCCTGATAATTTACAGTATATGACCAATACTGCTCATACTACTTATCATACATCTTTAGCAGATTCATGTTTTTCTAAATGGAATGGTTCAGAAGAGCAAAGACAACATTGCATTAAGAATGCATTAAGAATGCATGAAGAAAATCCGGGATGGAATTTAGAAGGAGCTAGTAAAGGAGGAAAAGCTGCTTGGGAAATCGCAAAAAAAGACCCAATAAAAAAAGAAGAAGTTTTGAATAATTTAAAATTGGGAAATTCTAAAGAAAGTAGAGAAAAAGCAGCAATTTCTTTATCTATATATTATGAAAATCCAGAAAATGTAAAAAAGCGTTCCGATTTAGGTAAAAAAAATTGGGAGAATATGGATGATGAAATTAGAGATAAATTTCATGATATTGGGTTGAATTTAGCTGAAAATTCTATAAAATTTCAAAGTTTAAAAATAGGCAGACGTGTTTTTGATAGTAATTTGGAATTAAATGAGGAAAATTATACAAAAATAAGAAATACTTTTACAGTGAATGGAATTTTAAATAGAACAAGAAATGGAAAGACTCAATCTTTTGATATTAATAGAAATTCATACCCAAAATATCAAACTGCTTTAAAACAATTTGAATCTAATGAACACTTTCAAATAGCTTGCGAAAATTATAATTGTAAATTACTTACTGTTGAGCCACTAAATTATAAAGAAGATGTATATTGTTTAAATGTCCCAGAATTTGAAAATTTTGCCTTGGATGTAGGGGTTTTTGTACATAATTGTACTGGAAACGCATCTGCTGCCGCTTTTGAATACGATATGATGCAACAGAAAGAAAATGTATTTGAACCATCTAGACTATTCATTTATTATAATGAACGTCTTATTGAAGGTACTGTTAATTCTGATTCTGGTGCTCAAATCCATGATGCCATCAAAGTTTTAACTGACTACGGGGTATGTGATGAATTAGTTTGGCCATATGTTGAATCTCAATTTGCCACTAAACCGTCTGATATTGCTTATCAAGCTGCCCTCAATCATAAAGCAAAATCATACTACCAAGTAAATGTTGATCTTAATCAGATGAAACAAGCCCTTGCTCAAAATCATCCTATTATCGGTGGCATTGTTGTTTTCCAAGAAATGGAATCTCAAGAAGTTGCTCAAACTGGGATAGTTCCTATGCCAAGTTACTATGATCAAGCTTTAGGTGGTCATGCTATTCTATTCGTGGGATATAATGATATTACTCAAACTTTATTAGTAAGAAATTCATGGGGTGCAGATTGGGGTATGGCTGGCTATTTTACTTTGCCTTATTCCTATGTAAATGACCAATTGATGCAAGATTTATGGGTACTTTCCGCTGTTCAGTAATTTTTCGGGTGATATTTTATATAAATAAAGTATCACCCACTCATCTTATAATACATCATGCAAAATATTCTTATCATTGATTACAACGCAATTTCCCATCGTTTAGTTGATACTTTGGTTAGTGATCCTAAATCCAGACCAGATTTCATTATCAATATTGAATTTCCTGAACGGCTATCCAATCCTATTCAATATGATTGTGTATTCGTCTGTGCTGAAGACCATAATAACCAAGTAAAATGCGTCTCCCTATTCAAAGATATCTGTCCAGTAGTAGTTAGATCAACGATGACAGAAGAAACTATTAATGCTTTGTCTAGATTTGATAATTTTGTGTACATGCCAGAGTTTTGTTCTGAAGGTGATAAAGCTGATTGTATCAACCCTCCATACATAATTTTAGGCGGAACCAATCAAAAAGTACTTTTGAATGTACAGTATGTTTTAGCATATTCTTCTATTACTAATGAAGCATTCAGCAAAACGGTACTCATTGATCCAATATGTACTATGCTATATAAAGAAGATTATGATCAATTTCATCAAATTAAAAATTTATAATTTAATAACAAAGCCAAATAAAAGGATACTTATGCAATATTTCTCCCATGATTATTACAATCAACTTGTCAATGAGCACAAACTCATCGCTGCTTCCATTGCTAAACTCCAAGATGCACCTCAATATTATATGAGACAGAATAACACCGCCATGGCTATTGAAGCTGCTTTGCAAAATATGCTGGCTAGAAAAGTAGAACTTGAAATTAAAATTGATGTATTAGGTGAATTTTTAAACTAATTATCAAGGCTATTATTCTAAAATGTAATAAATAGATGATATTACATTCTTAGGATACATAAATGGCAAAAATATCTACACATGATTTGTGGGCTGATGGTCAATCAATGACCATTTCTACTGGTAGTATGACTCCCGGTTCACCAGTTACCACAACTTCAGGATCACTTACCCTAACTTGGACAGTACCAAATAATCCAATTGCCTATGATGGTGCAATTGTAACCCTGTCTACAGCTCCATTTACCAATGAAGAATTCCCGCTAGATAGTACTATATATGCTGCATCCACTGCCTTTGGAAGTCCCAGTTCTCCTAATGGAACTATCGGCAATGCACAAGTAGTTGCAGCATACTATGGATTCTTTGGTAATACTCCTATTACTACAGTGACTGTAACTGGTCTAAATCCAAATCAAATTTATTATGCATCCGTTCATGCTGCTTCTAATGTATTGCAATATTATACATTGGGTGTGCAGTCATATCCTCTACCAGCAAATCCAGATTCTCCTACAAATGTAACACCGTATGCAGGGAGTATACCTAAATTAAATAACGCCCCTCTTAACCCTACTGATGGTCAAATTTATTACGATATTGGTTCCAATACTGTTCTGATGTGGACTGATGAACAATCTGCTTGGATTGAAGCAAATAACGGAAATACTGTAATGACTGGTCCAACAGTCAATGTAGATATTGCTTCATTATTCTTTTTACAGGGTGATAATAATTTACAATTCTTTGATGGTACTCAGTGGGTAATATGCAATGGAACAAACCTTCGTGTGAAAAATGGGGGTTCGTATGTTCCCTATACTGGTTTGATAACAGTGTCTGGTAGTTATCCAACCACTCCTGCACCAGTTGCTGGAGACTTTTTATTCATAGTCTATCAAGCACAATTATCCGCTCCTCCTACTAGTTATATAAAATTCTATAGTCTTGGTCAATGGTTTAATATTACTCCGGGTTTGGTTCAGGTAAATATTGGTGGTACTTGGACTAATATATATTCACCTTCTTATTGGAGTAGTTTTGGTGCTCCATTGCCAAGAATACCTCATTTGGGTAAGTTCTTTTATAACACAAGTACACAACAATTGCTTAGTTGGGCAGGTGCAACTGCTGGTTGGATAAGAGCTGATACAGAAGAAATAGGAGTACCAACAACCGCTAAGGTAGGAATTGGTACTGATGGTACAGATTTAGCTAGAACACAATTGATGACAAATGTAATGTCTCAACTTGGCTATCCAAGTATTTGTGTGGAGTTATCACCTGCACAAATTTCACTTGCTATTGATAATGCATTGGCAGAATTTAGAAGAAGATCAGATTCTGCTGTAAGAGAAGCAATGATTCCTTATACATTGAATGGAAATACTACTGGCAACTTTGCTGTGTCTGCTATTGATGGACTTGGCGTAGATGGAAATGCATCTGGTCAACAAATATATTACTTGAATGATCCTAGTAATGATACTGATAAAATAGTTAGTATAAGAAAAATACATAGATTGAATATGTTGGGGATAAGTAGTATCTCGGCTTCCAATGGTATTTTTGCCCAATGTTTCTTCAATCAATTGATGGGAAATTCTGCCGGGATGATAGACGTAACAAGTATCCATTTAATCAGCCAGCTTTCAAAGACTTATGAAAAGATTTTTGTTGGTCAAATTGAATTTATTTGGAATGAAGCCAAAAGAACAATGACATTGTTAAGAAATGTTATTCAAACAGAACGAGTAATTTTAGATGTATTGATAGAAAAAGAAGAATCTGAACTTATCAATGACAGATATGCAAAGATGTGGATTCAGAACTGGGCATATGCAGAGGGAATAGAGATGCTTGGACTTATACGTAGTAAATATGGCACTTTACCGGGTGCTACTGGCGGGTTAACTTTGAATGGTGATACTTTGCTTGCTATGGCATCTGAAAAGAAAACAGAATTGCTTAGACAAATTACTGATATGGAAGTAGATAATGTTGGTATAGAAACACATTCATATCCTATTATGATTGGATAAATTGAATTATAAAATATAAAGTAGTTTACTTATAAGCAATAATGCTGTATAATATTCCTTGTTATAAACTATTAAAATAATTTATGCACTGCCCAAGATATGCACCAGCAATAAATTTCAATTCAAAAGAAGATTTTTATGCATTTGTACAAAAATGGAATAATACATTTGGAAGAGGTAAAGTAGTTTATCTTTATCAACTTTTAATTTAAAATACCCTTATCATTTAACAATATAAGGGTATTTTTATGTCAGACAATATTCAGACAAGTAAAAAAGATGTGAGGCAGTTTCACAGTATAGAGGAGGCAAATTTAAAAAGAAAAGCAACCATGTTACAAAGATATGGAGTAGAATATTTATTTCAATCTCCTATTATCAGAAAGAAAGCAAGAAAGAAAGCAGATGAAACAAATTTAATTAAATATGGAAATGCTCATCCAATGCATGGCAATAAAAAGCCAGCTTTAGAAGTAAGAAGAAAATCTATTAATACTTTATCAGAAGTGTCTGGAATATACCCAAAGCAGCATTTATCTTTCAGAAAAAATTTTGGTAATATGATTCGTAATATAAAACTTATTCAAGCTCAAGATAGATTAAAAAGAACTCTTACTGAACAAAATTATAATAATTATTTAAGTAAAGAATATCTTTTAGAACAATCTAAAATAAATAGCATTGAAACTATTTCTAATGAATTAGGCGTATCTGAATATTTGATCAAGGAACAATTTAAAAAGTTAAATATTCCCTTTACTACTCATTCGGAAAGATTGGAATATATAATTGGATCGGAAAAAATGAAACAATTGAGTAGTATAGAATGGTTACAAAATGAAAGTAAAAAGCATTCTTTAAATTATTTATATGATTATTTTGGCTTATCAAAGGACATGTTTAAAAAATATTTAAAAATTTTAGGAATTCCATTTAATGAAGCAATTAATAAGTTTAGTTATTTAAACAGAATAGAAGATCAAATTGGAGCTGAAAAATTCAAACAATTGAATGATGTAGATTGGTTAAGGCAACAAAAGAAAGAAAAATATATGTCAGAAATTGCTGAATATTTTGGTTTATCTCTTGATACTTTCAGACAGTATATGAAAAAGAATAATATAAGGTTATATAATTAGTCACTGTTTACGATTTTAGTGATAAATAGTATATTATCACTAAATTATTTATCATGATTACCTTTAAACAATTCATCACAGAAATGGCTATACCTAGAGAATCGGATAAAGCTAAAGTATATTATCATGGTACATCCACTGAGAAAGCTGCTAAAGGAATTTTTGAAAAAGGATTAGACCCATATCATACAGAAATTAAATGGGAAAATAAAAATGGAAATATGAAACCGCAAGATAATAGGGTTTATATAACTCCAGATTTACATTATGCTATGATCTATGGAATTGGTGGAGATATGGCTGGCCATGATTGTACTAGAGATATTACAAGGTATGGACAATATGGTTTTGTTTTTGAATTCTCTGGTGACATTCTTAAGGATATTAAACCGGATGAGGATCAAGTTGGGGAATTTGTTTATTATTTACTCAATAAAAATGATGAATATTACAAAACAATTCCAAAATATATAGAATTGAACAAAAAATTAATGCCGATTAGTTCATCCTTACTTGCACTAGCAGATAAATGGTTGACTCCAAGGCAGATGAAACTGATAAAAGATGGTGAATACGAATATTATGCAAAAGGTGGTAAAAAGCTAATATCAAAAATGAGTGATGAAATGCTTTTAAAGCTTATTGATTGTGGTACACATGTAGCTCATTTAGGTAATTTATATCCATCCAAATGTTATAGATTTGATAGGGCTGATGTTATTCATATGAAGCCTGATGGTTCTAATTTCTTTGAATATGCTAAACCATGGAAGCCTTGAAATATTACTTTTTATAATTTTAGTGATAAATATTACATTATCTCTAAATTTAAACAAAAATGGCTACTCCTGTTACCGACCTACCTCCAGTATTACTCTGTCCAGCAGAAGTTGGGTCATTAAACAATCCAGCTAATACTCCTCAACAACTTGGAACCAATGTTGGTAATCCAAATGCGCCTTATGTTACCCCTTCACTTTCTCCGTATGTAGCTCCTATTATTCAGGTTGGCACATGGCAAATCACTGGGTTAAATCCAGATACATGTGCTATTAATGAGCAGCTTATTGAGCAGCAATATGTAGCAGAATCCCTAAATATCTCAGGTGCTCCTATCAATGTATATGCATTACAGGGAGTACATCAACAAGGGCAAGGTTCTGTCCTATCTCAAGGAGTGTTATTTTCATCTACTCCTTATCCCGGTTATCCTTTAACAGGAATTAACACGTCCAATGGATGGAGGTCTTTACCATTTGTAACACCGAATTCTATCTATATTGGATTAGATTTTGGTAGTAAATTACTTCCATATTGGGGAAATCAGAGTGAATATGATCCTCCAGCTCCTAATTTTATGAATGTGGGTTCTATAAATATCACTCAAAGTAATATACCGGGTGATTTTGCTAGTCAAGTAAAGGTAGAAATTGCAGATGGGGCATGTACATTATCTTCTCCTCAATATACCGGAACTGGTAATGGGATAATTTCTAATATATCAGCAGGTACAAATGTATCACAGGGAAGTTTTGTATTTGTCGCTGAAAATAGTAATACTTTTACAGTAAGTTATCATTTTAATAATATGGTTACTCCCATTGGAATTTTAACTATAGGTATACCATTTTATTCTGTGTATATAAATGCAACTATTAATTCTGGAAATATATTATTTGTAAATGGGGATATATTCACAGTAAATTCTTCTTATGTATGGAGAAGAGTTGCATTATTCAATTTAGTTCAGAGTAATACTAGCCAAGTCTTAAATCTGAAGACTACTTACTTATGTAAAGCTGTGATGATAACTCCTACTATTTTCAATGGAAGTAATCCTTGGGTAGTTATGAATTTAGATGTAATGGATTCTCCACCTACTGATATTAACAATATTCAAGATTTATTCTTTATGGAAAATAGGGATAGGGAATATAATATTACTCCTCAGATGATTAAGTGTCAATATCAAACTGCCGATTCTGTATCTGATTTATCTAGATTTGGGTTAAGTATATTAGATCAGTATTCATTTACTGTATCCTTTGTAACAATGGTAACTGCATTAGGAAGACCTATTGTAATTGGGGATATTGTAGAAGTCATACCAGAGATGCAATGGGATCAAAATTTGAATCCAGTGAGAAAGTTTATTGAGGTTACAGAAACTGGTTGGAGTGCCGCCGGTTTTGGACCACAGTACAATCCAACTGTATACAGATTCTCAGGACAGGTTGCATTACCATCTCAGGAAACAAGGGATATTTGGGGAACTGTGGATACCACTAAATACTTAATGCAAGATTCGGTATTGATGAATGGTATTGGTAAGCAGATAGATACTATCCCATTGACAAATACAGAAGAAATTATAAAAATGGCAAATAATTTGTTGCCTGAAACTGGATCAGATGATAATAGAACGATAGAATCGGTATTATATCCTGCTCCTAACCCTGCTAGAAATCCGAATGGTCAACCTTTATCAGCAAGTAATCCTGCTTTAAATTCTGGTCCAAATTTATATGTAGAAGATGGATTACCACCAGAAGGATTACCATATACAGAAGGGTATGTATTACCGGATACAGCAGGATTACCAGATGGTACATATTTCAGATTAAATTATGCAGAGAGTACGAATATACCGGCAAGGTTATATAGATATTCTGCATTGAAAAATAGATGGATAGCTATGGAACAGGACAAGAGAAAGTTACCTTCATCATACAGACCAAGTATGCAACGGGTATTAAATTCAAGTACAAATGCTCCATTGAGTCAAAAAGGTGCTCCATGATTACATTTAAAGAATTTCTAAAAGAATTTGATGAAGAAGCATTAGAAAGAATCAAAGCAAATTTAAAGAAAAAGCGGATTGAAAAAATGAAAAATGGAAAACCAAGGTATCAGGCAATGTCATTGGATACAATTAAACCAAATGGCTCACAACAAGTGGGTAATGGCGTGAACACTCAGAAATATTGGGATGAATTATGTTAACATTTAAACAATATTTATTAGAAAAGAAAATGAATACTAAGACGTATTCGGAGGTAAGAGCACGTCTGAGTGATTCGGTGAAGATTGGGTTTGAATTTGAGATGTTAGTTCCAAGGGATAATTACTTTTATGAGAAAGTACATACAAATACAAAAACCGCATATGTAAAGAATTTATCGTATAGTGACATAGAAGATTATTTTATTGTAGATGGAAGAGATAGTCGCGCTATTAGAGATTCTTATAGTGAATATATTATTGATTTAGTAGATGAAGAATTTACTGATTGGAAAAATGATCATGAGGCAGATGATGACTTTGATGAAGATAAATTTGATAGAGAAGATGCATATGAAAAAATAGTAGATCATTTAGATATGGATGATTGGATAAAAAAAGAATTCAAAACCGTATCCGATTTTATAGAACATTTTGATTTAGAACCTAGATATGGATATACAAATAATTACAGAGATAAAATTTATATAGAAGAAAACGAAAATCAAGAAGATGATATTGAATTAACTGCTGATAAAGTATCTGATAACTTATATAAACATGTAGGAAAAGTAAAGGTGTTTTCTAAAGCACATCAAACTGTAAAAGGTAATGACTGGGTGATTGAACCAGATGGTTCTATTACTGGTTCAGGTCATGGATTGGAATTAGTTTCTCCTCCTATGAAATTAGAAGAAGGTATGAAAATATTGAAATTTATTACTACGTGGATGGATGATAATGAGATTGAAACTAATTCATCTACTGGATTACATATCAATATTAGTATTGCTCATTTGGATAAACTTGATCCATTAAAATTAGTATTATTTATGGGTGAGAAAAAAATGTTAACTGATTTTGATAGAATAGGGAATCAATATACTATTCCACAAATTAGTGGAATTATCAGTAATATTTCAAATCGTGGTTTATTAAATATTACTGATAAAGGTGCTAGAGGATTGATAGATATTGCCAGAAACTGTTTATCAAAAGACAAATATAGAACTGCTAATTTATCAAAAATAGAGCATGGGTATATTGAATTTCGGGTAGCTGGGGGACATAATTATCAAAAGAAATTTGATACTATTGAAACAAGTATCATGAAAATATTAACTGCTTTAGATATTGCCTGTGATCCAGATGCAGATAAAGATGAATATTTGAAAAAGGTATATGGAATATTTAATAAGACTAAAGAAAATATAGAAAATAAAAGTTTAAATTTGATGACTACACATTCTGTATTACCTAAAGAATTATATAGATTAACAAAATATAAATATAGAATTAAAGAGAATTGGGAAGAATATATTTCTGCCACAAATAAAAAAGTTAAAGATGAACAGTTACTTAATTTAATTTATTTATGTACTACTGTTGGACTAGAAGTCAAAGAAAAAGCCTACTTAAGATATTTAATGAAAAAGGAAAAGTTAAATTTAGATGAAGTAAGAAAAGAAGTAGAAACTGATACTAGATTAACTGATGCAAATAAAGAATCTAGATATAAAGCTATAGCAGATATTAAAAAGGAATTTAATTTATGATCACCAACTTTTTTTATGATGGTCAAATTCGCAGATATTTATTACAAGCAGCTAATGTATTTGCTGGTTTACAAATTCAAACTGGTAATGGCACATGTGGCACTCCAGAATATATGTCAGTTCCTATTGTTTATGGTTCTAAGGACAGGGTAGTGGCCGGAATAATGGCTGGTAATACTCAAAATAAACCATTTTCAATTCCGACTATGGCTATTACTATGACTAGTTTACAATATTCTGCTGACAGAGCACATGGTATTGGTACTATTGATAAGCAAGTTTTCTTACCTCCGGGTGGAGTTATGCCGACAGATTTAAAAGTATTGGAAAGGATCATGCCTATTCCGTACATGATGACAATTGGATTGGATATTTATGTATCAAATACTTTACAATTACATCAGATTTTAGAACAAATTTTAATGTTGTTCAATCCTACATTACAAATTCAGACAAATGATGCACAGTTTGATTGGACTAAAATTACTAATATGCAATTAGTGAGTATTACTAATGAAGAAAATTATCCTGCTGGTGCAGAAAAAAGAATAATTTCTTGGAATTTATCATTTGAGATGCCTATATATATTGCTCCACCGGCTGATTTCAAGAAAAATATTGTTGAATCTATTACTATTCGTATGGGAGATTTAAACAATTTTGTCATCAATGAAATAGATGAAGATGGAAATTCTGTTGCATTTAATTCTGGAAGTCAATGGGCAACTACTACTATCAATAGTGATGGGTCATTTTCAGGTAATGTAGGGATAGTTTAAAGTGAATAACATATATTTTCCCAAAAAATGCCTCTTTCAAGTAAATAATGATAAGAAAAATCAAGTGTATGCCTTCTATAAAGAATATCTATGACAATCAATCCTAATGGTAGAGATTACAGCTACAGTGTAATTCCCAATCCCGCTACGACAGGTTCAAGTTCCAATCCATACACTGATACCACGATAGATCAGAATGTGATAGCCAATGCATCAGGATTAACTGTGAATAATGCAATAGTGGCAGTTACTGATTCCGCCTTTGCACCCGGACATTCATTCTCAAGCCTAACTCCTTCCACTTGCTCAGTTAATTTACTAGGTAACGTAACCTACGTATCCAACGGCACTTGTAAGATAAAGATCAAAGTACCAACTGGTAATACCACATATCAGCAAACAATGATACAAACAGGTTCAGGTTCAACCACCTATGCGTTTGCTTCGTGGAAAACTCAAAGTCTCTCTTGGGCTATAACTAACGCTGTGTTCAATATGTATAATGGCTTAACTGCTGGTTATGCAACACGTAATCTGTGGAATAGTAACAACTACGGATTTGGAATTAATCTTGCGGCTGGTAGAAATGAAGGATGTATAACTGCTGGATTAGATTTATCTTCTATTCCTGTATCAACAGCAGGTGGAACAGATTGGAAGTATCCGGGTGTCCTTATATCTAATCGTCATTTGCTTTGCGCAGCTCACCAAGCTCCTTCTGTAGGTTCAAATGTTTATACGTGGCTCGCTGAAGATGAGCAGACGTATTACACAGCAGGTGTATCAGCCGTGCAAGTTGTATATAACCTCTCCACAGGTATAGATATTGCAGTAGTGTATTTAGATACTGCAATATCTAGCACTCCATATACGGGTATACCTCCGATGGCTGTGCTACCGGCGAACTGGGCAAACTATCTACCTGCTGTGGCAAAATCAAACATTTTAAATAGTACCATAGCTGCATACCCCCCTGCCTTCTTTAAAGGGCTTAGTAGTGATGGTTCCAGTAATCCTACAGATGGTATTCGTATATTTGATTGGACATATAACACTGCGTCCGGCAATCAGGCTATATTTGTAGAACCTGCTGATCCAATTAAACAAGCTTGGTGGAATCCTATTACTAGCAGTGATGCATCAGGACCATTTTTTATACCATTTGACCCATTGAACGGTTCAAATTATCAGGCAGTTTTAATAGGATTGTGCAGCACATCAGGTGCAGTAGGAAATGTCGCAGATTATATAACACAAATCAATTCAGCCATGACTACATTAGCAGGTAGCTCATACACTCTTACAACCGTTAGTCTCTCTAATTATCCAACCAGTTTTTAAGGATCAATAAATGAAAAAGTTACTCTTCCTACTTACACTAATAATAACACTAAGTGGTAATGCCTCAGCCGCACCGGCACCTTTTCCGGGTTTTATATTTAGCCCTTATACCTTCTTCTACGACTATACTCCTGTATCTAATCAATTCATGACTGAATTGACGAATGGTTATGCATATCCTGATGTCAGCCATCCACAAACTGTGTTGAGTGCAATGGCATCTAGTCAAGCTAACACAAATCTTAATGCAATGACTTTAGCCTTTGCAACAGGTACATGTGGTTCAGAGATTTGGGGAACATCTTCATATTCATCAACCTCTGTTGGTGCAGAGGTATTGTCCACATGGCCTGCTGCTGGTAAGTATTACATAGTGTCCACAGGTGGAGCAGCCGCACCTTTTAGGTGTACCAGTGGTGCAACACTATTGACAATGGTAAATAAATTCTACAACTCTACTTACATGCTAGGTGTAGATTTTGACATAGAGACTCCTCAAACAGGGACACCTTTAACTCAAACGGATGTAAATAATTTAGTTCAGTCCGCCCAATATATAAATCAATATTATCCTAACTTGAGAATGAGTTTTACTGTCGGATATTCAAGTGCTACAGGTTCACTGTCTAACTATGGAACATATGCAGTCTATGTGATGAACGCTCTAGCTACATATCCCATAATGAATTACACCATCAACCTGATGGTTATGGATTGGACTGCCAGTGGCAGCGAAACTATTTACACTTGTGTATTAGGCTCTACTGCACCTTCGATTTGTAATAATGGCTTAGCTAATCCAGCTAGTTGCCAAAATATAGTAACCAATACTAAATGTGCAATGGGATTATCTGCCATCAGAGCTGTTGAGAATTTTCACGCCACTTACAATGTCCCTTATCCTAATATAGAACTCACTCCAATGATAGGTGGGAACGATAGTTATGCGGAAGTTTTCACTTTAGATGATATTGACATAATTTCTCAGTATGCATTGAGTCGCCATTTAGGGGGACTACACTATTGGGCATTCAGCAGGGATCGTGATTGTGCTCCTAATACGACAGATGGAACAGCAAGCAATACATGTAACAATCTAAATACGGCTGGTATATTAGGATTTTCTAATCGCTTCCTAACAAATTTGTTTCCTACACCACCTACTATACCAACTATAGGTTCAGGCAGGACTAATCCGGGTGGGTTAGCATTCACAACCACAACCTGTCCATCGGCAACACAAAATAATCCTTACGTAGGATGCACATTGCAGGCTAGTGGAGGCACACCACCTTACACATTTGGTGTGGCTACTACTACTCCAGCTAGCAGTCCTGCTATCCCTCCGCTACCTGAAGGTATGATCTTAAATCCTACTACTGGTTTAATATCTTCTCCAGTAGTAGGAGGTATGGGATTGTATATTCCAACACTTCAGGTTACGGATTCAGCTACCCCAAATAACTATGCTACTCAAAATATAACATTTAACGTTACCAGTAATACCGCGTGGATGGCCAACGTGTTCCCATCTAACTCTATCTTTCACCATAGAGTGGATGCAGCAGGATGTGGTTCCTATTGTCCTGTTGACACTAGCCCTGCTGCACAACTGCAATGTATGTATGTTAATGATGGTGTTTGGAATTCAACAACGTCATATCCACAAGGCGTATTCGTAGCTTGGGGTCAGCCCACTGTCGATTATGTAGCTTTGACTTCCATATCCTCAGGTCAGGCGAGTCCTACAACGAATGCAAACTGGTCAGCAATAACTGCTTGGAATTCTACAGCTACATATACAGCAGGAAAGATGGTCACTTACGGCACATATAATTACGAGACTGCTTACTACTTAGCGGCTAGTAGTGTTCCTGCTAATCAGACTCCTCCAACAGGAGTATTCCCGACGCCTCCTGTGTCTAATTCGTATTGGACTTACCAAGCTGCTAGCAATGCTAATTGTGCCTTAGTAGGTTCTCGTATAAATCCGAATTTTGGTTATACTTATGCAGGTACTATACCTGATGGTGCACCTGCAATATCTGTTCCTTGGAACACTCCTTATCTTCCTTTAATCCATGTAGTAAGTGGCTATCCAGCTACAGGTGTAAACTCAGGGCCAATCCCCACTTATACTCCTATTGAATTTACAAGTTACAGCAATGGTGATAGGCATCTTATAGTTTATCAACAAGCTGGTGGTCCTTATAGCACTCCTACGCTCTACGAGATTTATTTTGCTAGTTATGTTGGAAATGCATGGGATATGGCAGGTATGGGTATATGGACTAACATCACTACCAGCAATACCTTAGCTCCTAATGGTTCAGCGAATGCATCATCTACATCGGTAGCTTCACAGTTAGCATTCCCGGAAGAGGTTATCGGAACAGGCACACCAACTAGTCCTAATGGTACAATTCACCATCCGATGCGCACAACCATGTTGACATACTTACCTTATTACGTATGGCCTGCATCAGGAACCACTACAAGCGGCACTGGAACATGCTACAACTCAAGCACTCCAATATCTGTTTTATCTCAAATCTCACAATCAAGCCCACCAACAAGTTGTTCTGCTGGCACATACGGTGCAGGCGGCCCATACGGTGAGATTTACAGATTAAAAAACTCTGTCTATACAGCTATCACAGGTAGTCCTAGCACATTTGGCAACGGTTGCTTTGCTACTAGCCCACAGGCTACCATCATAATGACAGGATTAGCTAACTATGGCATGATGCTGGGTGACGGTGGTTACGATGGTCAAGTAACTGGTGTACCTGATGTGCGGTGGGTAGATACTGATTTAAAATGTTTGGAACAATTAACACTAAGCGACTTTGAACCTGTTAATACATCTGCACTATTTGTCACTAGCGGTAGTGGATTGACTGGACACTAACTATATGGAGGTAGTAATGAGTCAGAAAATGTCAGACAAAATTATGCTGTTTGACAATGAACTTACTCATTATTGCCCACTATCAATAGTGATGGGTTATTTTCAGGTAATGTAGGCATAATTTAAAGTAAATAACACCTGTTTTTCCCAAAAAAATGCCTCTTTCAAATAAATAATGATAAGAAAATAATTCTTTTAACACATTATTTATAAAAGAGGCAATAACATGGCGTTAATAGCACCCGGCGTAAGTGTAACAATTACCAATCAATCATTCTATATTCCTGCATCTTCACCAACTATTCCTGCTTTGTTTGTTGCAACACGTGCAAATAAATATCAACCAGATGGTGTTACCTATGCTTCTGGTACTCAAGAATCTGGTATTGTTCGTACAATTACCTCCATTGGTCAATCCTTACAGATGTATGGTGTTCCTTACTTCTGGACAGATAATTCTGGTAACCCATTTAATGGTGATGCTAGAAATGAGTATGGTTTATTTGCATTGAATCAGTATCTTTCGGTAGGTAATTTAGCATATGTAGTCCGTGCAAATATAGATTTGACAGATGCAGCATCCTCATTTATTGGTGCAGGTGTACCACAATTAGTTGGTTCTGCTACTAGAACTGGTGTAGGTAATGGAACTATTGCTAGTATTACTGCTTCTTCAGCATTTGTAAAATTGGATACATTTGATGTTGTGATGACATCTGCTACCACTTTCAATGTACAAGGAACTACTGCATATGGTATTATTGGTACTGGGGTAGTTGGTACTCCATTTACATCCAATGTAATTAATTTTACTGTAACTGCCGGTTCTACTCCATTTGCTGGTGATGATTATTTCCAATTTAGTATTGGATATGTACCTACTTCATATACTGGAACTGGTAATGGGACTATGTCAGCATTGTTACCATTGGCTAGTGCTGTGGTAGAAACTGTTACTGTGACAATGAGTTCTGCTACTGCTTATACTGTATCCGGCTCTGTATCTGGTCCATTAGGTGCAGGGGTAGTAGGAGCTACATTTACTGATGTTGGTAATCATATTACTTTTGTAATTAATTCAGGAACTGTTCCATTTATAAGTGGTGATTTATTCACTATTACATTATCTCAAGTAAATTTGTTTAATCCATTGGGTGCAAATGATGCTGCAAAACGTGTAACTATTACCACTGCTTTAGCTGCTCAAATTTTAAGTAATCAAGATATTTTATCACCAGTATACCAATTTAACTTGTTAGTATGTCCGGGATATTGGGAAGTTGCTCAAGATTTAATTACATTATCTACAGAAGTAGCAGATGAAGCATTCACTATTGCAGATACTCCAAGTACATTAAATGTAGAACAAACTGTAGCATGGGGTGCAACTTCTGCAAGAGTAACAAATACTAATATTGCTTATTACTATCCATGGGGTCAGGGTACTAATTTGGATGGTACTACTGTAGTATGTGCTCCAAGTGGTATTGCATTACAAACTTATGCTTATTCAGATAGTATTAGTTATGTATGGTTTGCTCCTGCTGGTCAGACACGTGGGTTGGTAACTGGAATTGGTGCAGTTGGATATGTATCAGGTGCTCCGGGAACTGCTGCTGCATTCTCTCAATTGAATTTGAATACTGGTCAACAAGGATCGTTGTATCAAGACTTTAGCAATATTAATCCTATTGTCAATTTCCCTCAACAAGGCATTTTAGTATGGGGTCAGAAGACATCTGCAAATGCGGATTCTGCATTGGATCGTGTAAATGTGGTTCGTACAATGATGTATATAAAACGGGCATTAAGAATTGGTGCTATGCCATTCGTATTTGAAATTAATGATTCTGTGACTCAAAGTAATCTTAAGAGTATGGCAGATAGTTTCTTGAATCAAGTGATGGCACAAAGAGGATTGACAGACTTTGTTACATTGTGTAATGAAAGTAACAATCCTCCTGAAGTTGTTAATAGCAACGAACTTTTTATGGACGTAGCCTGCGTGCCTTCTTTCTCGGCAGAATTTCTGGTTATTCCGATAACAGTTTTGGCAGCAGGTGCAACTTTACCAAGTTAATAAATTGTATTTAAAATAAATTAAGGCTCTATATTAGAGCCTTTTTTATTATAGTAGTTTATAAAATTGAATTTTTATGATATAATATTGATTGTTAATAACTATTTTAATGACATATATGAGCAGCAATAGTACTAGAAACAAAACAATAGAAAAAAGAAATGTTTTCATAGAAAGTAAAAATTGTACCTTTTTAAATAAAGAAGAATTTTTAAATTCTATAAATGATGATAATTTAAAACATAATATACAATGTAATATATGTTCTTATAACTTTACTTCAAGTTATCAGGTTATATTCAAATACTCTAAACATGACAAACAACTATGTAAAAAGTGTTATCCTCCTATTCGTCCTCCTCAATCTGAAGAAACTATACAAAAAATAAAAGCAACTAAAGCTGCAAATCCTGATAAAACTCCTTGGAATAAAGGAATAAAAACTGGATCAAATGGAAAGAAAGGAATAAAAACTGGACCAAATGGAAGAAAAGGTGTTAAATTTTCTGAAGAACATTGTAATAATATTTCAAAAGCTGGAAAAGAAAGAGTAGCTAATGAATCCGAAGAAGTAAAAGAGCAACGTATTGAAAAAATCAAACAAACATGGTCTGATAAAGTGAATGATGGTTGGGCTAGTCCTTTAAAAGGTACTACTTTATCTGATGAACATTGTCTAAAAGTTGTTGAAGCTAGAAAAGATTTTAATAAACAGCAAAAAATTGATACATTTAATAAAAAAGAAAATGCAGCAAAATATCAAAATATAATATTTTTAAATTCAAATGTTGATTCTAAAAAGGCAACAATGCAATGTAAAAATTGCTTAACAATTGTTAATTATAATATTACAATATTTAACAATCCAAACAAATATCATGATAAAGTATGTCCTACATGCAACCCAAGATTATCTGGCGCAAGTAAAAAAGAAAAAGAGTTATATGAATATATAAATTCATTGATTCCATCTATTATGAGTGATAGAAGTGTTTTATTTGGTAAAGAAATAGATATTTTGATACCAAGTAAAAATATAGGATTTGAATTTACTGGATTATATTGGCATTCTGAATTAAACAAAGATGATCACATTCATCATTTATCTAATAAAACTGGATATGCTCATAATAAAGGTATTAAATTAATCACCATTTTTGAAGATGAATGGGATAATAAAAAAGATATATGTAAATCAAGAATTGCTGCCATACTTGGATTTACTCAAATAAAAATAGCTGCCAGAAAATGTACTATTGGTATAGTGCCTTCTAAAGATAAGATTTCTTTCTTAAAAGAAAATCACATTCAAGGAGCTGGTACATCATCTATTGGTCTTGGGTTATATTATGAAGGTGAATTAGTAAGCATTGCTACGTTCAAGAAAACTAATGTTTCAAAGGGTGGAAATGGAACTAAATGGGAATTATCAAGAATGTGCAATAAATTAAATACTATTGTAATGGGTGGTGCTAGTAAATTAATTAAATATTTTATGAAAGAAATAAACACAGGGTTGAATTTAATATCCTATGCAGATAGACGCTGGAGTACTGGTGATGTATATAAAAAGATGGGTTTCAATTTTGTTCATATGTCAAAACCTAATTATTGGTATATGCAAAATTATAAATTTAGAATACATAGATTTGCATTTCAGAAAAGTAAGGTACTGAAAATGGTTGATTATGAAGGTGATCCAAAAGATGTAACAGAATGGGAATTAATGCAAAATCTTAAGTATGATCGAATTTGGGATTGTGGCACTACATTATGGGAATTACCCTATTAAAATAAAATTAATTTGATATAAAAGGACTCTTCGGAGTCCTTTTTTGTTGGAATTTTATTATTTTTCATGTTTTATTATAAATAAGGTATGAGAATTTATTCAAAGTATCGATTTTATTAGGAGTAAGAATGTCAACATTATCACAAATGGGTATTCCAGCCGGTGGAACAGGTATCCTTCAGCCTAAACAACGTAATAAATACCAAGTAGTTTTTACTGGATTTTCTAGTTTAGTACCTTCTGCTAATGGTCGTGATTTTACACGTCAGCTTGTTACTTTTGCTAGACCTTCAGTAAAGAATTCAAAGATTGCTATTCATAGATATAACTCAACTGCATACATTGCTGGTAAATATGAATTTGATCCAATCAATTTAAAAATTGAAGATGACGTAACTGGATTGGGAGCACAAGCATTAATTGGTCAATGGGAGACACAACAAAGATTACTTGGTGGAGATTTACCGGGTGATTGGATTAACAGTGCTGCTACTGGTTCTGATTATAAGTTTGGTGCTCAGTTACAAATGTTAGATGGTAATGAAGGAATTGTTGAACAATGGAATTTGGAAGGTTGCTGGTTTGAATCTTTAAATTTCGGTGACTTAGATTATGCAAGTTCAGATTCGGTTACTATTGATGTAGTAATGAGTTTTGATATGGCAAGTTTAGCACTTACTGGTTCTGGATATGGAACTGCTCTTGGTGGTTTTTATACTACTTAATAAATCATATATTAAATTACCGAAAAATTAATTAGGAGATTAGAATGACAACAGGCGTAGTTACTACATTATATACAACCATTACCGGGGTTAAGCAAGATTTTGGCTCCTTGGCTAATGATGATCAAAACACAAATCCAAATTGGAAAATTAATTGGGCAACTACTGGTTCAGGTAGTTCACCAGTTGCACCAGCTAATACAACCCCACCAACTTTATTTTCAGCAAATTTAGTTACTGGTACTCAAGTATCTGTTGGTATGGTAAATTCACAAGGCAATTTCGTCAATGTACCGGGTATATGGACAGGATTCCCTGCACCAATCTATACCTATGTATGGAAATCTGCTGGTGTTACTATTCCGGGTGTAGTTGGACAGACATATGTAACATCATTTCAAGACGTAGGTAATTCTATTACTTGTGTTGTTACTGCCACTAATACTGGTGGTAGTGCTAGTGTGACTACTGCTTCTGTTGGTCCATTTACAACTAATATTGTATCTGCTCCGGTGAATACAGTGTTGCCAGTTATTACTGGATCATTATCATCTGGTAGTACATTGACTTGTTCTACTGGTACTTGGACAGGTGCTCCTGTTCCTACATATTCTTATCAATGGACAATTGATTTGTTGAATGGATATGGTCCACAATTGATCAACGATAGAGAAGTTGGATTTAGTTCAAATTTATCTACTTATGTATTGCAAGATAGCCAAGTTGGTTATAATATTGGATGTATTGTTACTGCTGGAAATTCGGTATCTAATGTTAATAAATCAGCAACTGAAGTTGGTCCTGTAACTTCTACATCAGCAGCAGCTCCTGCTAATACTGTAGCTCCGGTAGTATCAATTGTTAACGTAATAAATCAACAACCTCCATTTACACTTCCTACAACACCAACTGTAAATTGTGTATTGAGTTCAACAAGTGGTACATGGACAGGTCATCCTGCTCCTATATATACTTATCAATGGTTTAATACTAATGGTGCTATCACTGCTCAGACTAAGAATACGTATACTGTTCAAACATCTGATTTAGGTTTAGCAATTCATTGCGTAGTATCAGCAACAAATGCTACTTCTACAGTAACACAAGCTTCTAACACATTGGCTACTACTATTGCTGCTGGATATGCACCAAATTACGGTACATTATTACCAGTATTATCTGGTTCACCAGTTGTTGGTCAAGTATTAACAAGTACTACTGGTACAGCAACAGCTTCTCCTGCTGCAAGTTATACATATCAATGGTATAGTTCTGTATACGGTGCAATTTCTGGTGCAACTAGTTCTACCTATACTGTACAAAGTATTGATTCTGGTACTAAGATTTCTTGTGAAGTAACGGCAAGTAATTTATATGGTGCTACATTACCAACTGCTGCTATCTTTACCGTAACAGCAGCTTCAGGTGAAACAACTACTTATGATTATATCCAGATTGATGAAACTATTGTTGTTGGTTCTGTACCAGTAAATACATTAGCTCCAGTGGTTTCTGGTACAATGTTAGTTGGTAGTACATTAACAACTACTACTGGTACATGGACAGGTTCCCCAACATTTAGTTATCAATGGTATGATGTTACAAGTGGATTAATTTCTGGTGCTACTAGCAATACATATGTATTACAAAATAGCAATATTACTCATAACATATACTGTGCAGTTACAGGTAGTGCAAACTTGTATTACCCATTGACAGATACAACTACTGTTGGTAGTGCAACGGCTGATTCTAATACTGTTAATAATGTTAATACATTAGTGCCATATAGTTTGACAGCAGTGACAATAGCAGGAAGTTCAGTACATGCTAATACATTGACTGCAACTCCGGGTACATGGAGTGGTTCACCAACACCAGCGATTACTCATCAATGGTATGATTCAGTAAGTGGATTGATTTCTGGTGCTACAGGAACTACTTATTTGACTACAGTAGGTGAAATTGGACATAATATTACTTGTCAAGAAACTGCTACCAATACAAATGGTGCTGTAACTGTAACCTCTAATGCGATTGGTCCATTGAGTTAATCTGTAATAGAAATAAAAGAAAAAGGACTCTTCGGAGTCCTTTTTTATTATATATGTGGTATAATGAGGAAAATATTTGGAGATGTTAGATGAATTTATACCAATTTTATGATAAACCAGAGACACTACACAGACATGACTCAAAAGAAGATCATGTCATAGAATTGTTTTGGGATAAGTACAAAAATAATCCAAAAGAATTGAAAAAGAGGGAACCAGCTATAGCTAAAAGTGCACATTATTCTTATGCCTATGCAATGGATGTTTTAAAAGGAAGGTTTGAATTGGGAGAACCAGCTATTGTTAAGAATACAGCTCATTCTTTTTTTTATGCAAAAGCTGTTTTAAAAGGAAGGTTTGAATTGGGAGAACCAGCTATTGCTAAGGATGCATATTATTCTTTTTTTTATGCAAAAGATGTATTACATGGAAAGTTTCCATTAGGTGAATCAGCTATTGCTAAGGATGCATATTATTCTTATACATATGCAAGGCATGTATTAAAGGGAAGGTTTGAATTAGGTGACCCGGCGATTAAAGATTCACATTATTTTGGTGATTATTGTGCAGATTTTGGAATCAAAGAATGAATCTATATAAATTTCACAAAAAACCAACAGAATTACATAGATATCAAGATGCAGATATGTATGTATTAGATGTATTTTGGGAAAAATATTACCATATTGATAAATCAGAAGAACTCAAAAAAAGAGAAAAAGAAATTGTTAAAAGTGCAAAATATTCTTATATGTATGCAAGAAAGGTATTAGAAAAAAGATTTCCATTAGGAGAACCAGCTATAGCTAAAAATGCAGAATATTCTTATTACTATGCAATAGGTGTATTAAAAGGAAGGTTTCCATTAGGAGAATCTGCCATTGCTAAAAGTGCAAAGTATACTTATTGGTATGATGCATATTGTAAGTATTTTAGAATATAATAACTTTAACAATTTTATGATAAATACTATATTACATTTTAGGATTTACCATGCCTGACATTTCTGGTTTACTTCCATCCATTGGAGTTCAATTACAAGCACAAAATTTACAACAATTTGGTGCTGTTGTTACAAATCAAGTTTCCGGTTCATTAAACACCGTCTTTTCTAAGAATAGTAATGCATCCTTAGCTTTTGGGGTATCTTTAAATTCTTTTCAACCATCTGAAGGGGAGAATGCGGTTTATTCTCCTACTCCCTATGCAGCTTCTTTAGCTTCTGGTATTGGTGGATTTGATCCTAAAACTAAATTCTTATTTAAAGTTACTTTTAAATTAACTGCTGCTGCATTACAAGAAGCTGAACAATATTTAGGAGCTACCAATGTAGCTTCTTTGATGGATAATCTTACATTTGTAGTGAAGCAAATTGACTTACCTAAATTCAGTATTGATTATGAAGAAATCAATCTATATAATTTCAGAACAAAAGTAATAAGACGGATTGAACATCAACCTATTGCTTTTCAGATGTACGATGATGTTGCCAATAATGCACTCAATTTTATCAACATGTATTATCAATTATTAGTGCCATCTGGACGACAAACTTTTTTAGATGGAACTACTTTGGGTGATTATGGATTTGCGTTTAATGCTGGTGGTATTGATAGTGGGGCAAGAGCTGCTTTGATTAATGGGGGTATTGATATTTTATCAAGTATGACTATTGATCAATATTACTTAAACAGAATGAATCCTATGTTACAGGGAGCACAAGTACAACAAGCAATTTATGCCAACTCATATGTATTTAGTAATCCAAGGTTAACCACATGGCAGATCATGGATCAGGATCATGCAAATGGATCAGATGTAAACATGGTGGCATGTGAAATTGATTTTGATACTTTGTATATAGTAACTGGTCAGTTAGGAACAAGTGTAAATAACAAAAATAGTGCGGGTGGGTATGTACAAAGTAATGATATATTAGGTGGATCGGGTGGCAGTTTAAATTCATATCCAAGTAATTTAGGTGGAATGGGTCAGGGTAATTTTTTAAATAATACGATACAAGGGGTGATGAATATCAATGCTAGGATTGGAAATACTAGTGTTGGAGCAATAGTACAGTCATCTAATTTAATTAGTGCTGGTGGTGGTTTATTGACTACTCCAAGTTCACCATATGGGACAGCAGCAGCTAAGACATTAGGAAATATTGGTAATCAAAGCCCTGGTGGGATTAATATAGTGAGTCCTCCATACATAATGGATAATGGTGCAAGTTCAAGTACTGTGGATAGTAATGTGGATCAGGTGGATTCTGCGTATAATCCAGATGTAAATAATAGTTCGGTGATAGCATGAATCTATACAAATTTCATAAAACACCAGAAGAACTACATAAACATGACTCAAAAGAAGATCATGTCATAGACTTGTTTTGGGATAAGTATAAAAATAATCCAAAGGAATTGAAAAAGAGAGAACCTGCCATTGCTAAAAGTGCAGAGTATTCTTATTTGTATGCAGACGATGTATTAAACGGAAAGTTTCCTTTAGGAGAACCGGCCATAGCTAAAAGTGCAAAGTATTCTTATTGGTATGCAAGAGGTATATTAAACGGAAAGTTTCCTTTAGGAGAACCGGCCATTGCTAAAAGTTCAGAGTATTCTTATTACTATGCAAGACATGTATTAAAAGGAAGGTTACCTTTAGGAGAACCAGCTATAGCTAAAAGTGCAGAGTATTCTTATTACTATGCAATAAATGTATTAAAAGGAAAATTTCCTTTAGGAGAACCGGCTATAGCTAAAAGTGCAACGTATTCTTATTACTATGCAATAGATGTATTAAAAGGAAGGTTTCCATTAGGTGAACCAATTTTAAAACATAGCAAATATTGGAAAGTTTATTGTGCAGAATTTGGAATCAAAGAATGAAAAAATTAGAAGTAAAAGGTAAAGGAAGATTCATTCCTAAAAATCCTGATAAATATATAGGTGATCCTAACAAAATTACTTTTAGAAGTAGTTGGGAACTGACTTGTATGAAACGGGCAGATTCAAGGGAAGATGTATTAAGGTGGAATTCAGAAGAATTTTCCATTCCTTATTTTTTACCATCAGATGGAAAAGTACATCAGTATTATCCAGATATGTTTATTGAATGGGTAGATGAAGATGGTATAATACATAAAGAAATTATTGAAATTAAGCCGCGACATGAGGCAGTTAAACAATATGCAAAATCTGATAGGTCAAAGGATGCATTAGAAATTAATGAAGCAAAGTGGGTTGCTGCTATGCATTGGTGTAAAGAAAATGGATTTGAATTTAGAGTGTTAACTGAGCAGGTTATTTATAGGCAGAAAAAGAAGTGAACTTATACAAATTTCATCAAGAACCAAAAGATTTACACAAGCACAAGGAAGCAGATGAATCTGTAATAGAAGTGTTCTGGGATAAGTACAAAAAAAATCCAAAGGAATTGAAAAAGAGAGAACCTGCCATTGCTAAAAGTGCAAAATATTCTTATTTGTATGCAAGAAATATATTAGAAGGAAGGTTTCCATTAGGAGAACCGGACATAGCTAAAGATGGAGAGTATTCTTATTACTATGCAGAAGATGTATTAAAAGGAAGGTTTGAATTAGGTGAACCAGCTATTGCTAAAAGTGCAGAATATTCTTATTTGTATGCAAGAGATGTATTAAAAGGAAAGTTTCCTTTAGGAGAACCAGCTATCAAAAGAGATAAAAAAAATTGGGATGATTATTGTAAAAAATTTGGAATCAAAGAATGAACTTATACAACTACCATAGTCAACCAGAAGAACTACACAAGCACAAAGAAGCAGATGAATCTGTTGTTGATGTATTCTGGGATAAATATCGTACAACGGCTTATCAGTTGAAGAAAAGAGAACCCGCCATAGCTAAAAGTGCAATGTATTCTTATTACTATGCAAAAAATGTATTAAAAGGAAGGTTTCCATTAGGAGAACCAGAGATAGCTAAAAGTGCAGAGTGGTCTTATGAATATGCAAGAGATGTATTAAAAGGAAAATTTCCATTAGGAGAACCAGCTATTGCTAAAGATAGAGTCTATTCTTATGATTATGCAGATGTAGTTTTAGATGCTAGATTCCCATTAGGTGAACCAGCTATAAAACAAAATCAATATCTTTGGCAAGAATACAAAAAGGACTTTAAAATTGATTAAAACAATTAAATTTAACTAAAAACTTATAAATAGAACATAACCTATCCACTTTATGGAGCACTACATGAAATTATTTGAACTTATACCCGATTTATTAACAGAAGACATCAATTCTAAGGCAGAATACTTAGCTAAACAATTAGGTGATAAGCTAGTAGATGCCTACAAAAAAGATGAAAGCAAAGAAGCGACTGCTAAAGAAGTAATGAATCAACTTAAAAAGGCTGATCCGTCTAAGCAGGGTTTAGCTATGACTTTCATTGCTAATATGTATGTTAAAAATCAATTTAAAATTGAAGATATTCCAAGAGTTAAAAAAGATTTGGATACATTTTTCAAATTTAGAAAAGAAATTGAAAATAAAGATTTGAATAGTTATAAAAAAATGGATGATTTGTATGACGTTACAGAAAAATTCCAAGAGAAAAATCCAGAAATGACTAAAGCTGCCCAAGAAAAAGTCATTAAAAGTGGTGTTAAAAAGTTGATTGATACTAAGGATTTTAAAGCTTTGATTCCAACAACCAAAGAAGCAGCTTGTTTGTATGGAGCAAATACTAAATGGTGTACAGCAGCAGAAGATAACAATATGTTTGATCACTACAATGATCAAGGTAATTTAGTTATTATTATTGCTGGTGGTAAAAAATTCCAATTACATTTTGAATCAGATTCATTTATGAATGATCGTGATCAACCATTGTCAAAAGCTGATATTGATTACTTGAGCAAGTATCCAGAGTATAAAGAATTATTGGATATGTTGATCAAGAAACATTACTTTGACGAAGAATAAAATTTAAAAGGAACCTATAAAATACCAAATAGTTCTGAAGGATTATTTGGTATTTATTTTTAATGAGATATGAATATTTATAAATTCTATAATGAACCCAAAAACTTACACAAGCACAAAGAAGCAGATGATTCTGTAGTAGACATGTTTTGGGATAAGTACAAAAATAATCCAAAGGAATTGAAAAAGAGAGAACCTGCCATTGCTAAAAGTTCGGAGTATTCTTATTTGTATGCAAAAGATATATTAAAAGGAAGGTTTCCATTAGGAGAACCAGCTATAGCTAAAAGTGTATTGTGGTCTTATGAATATGCAATAAAAGTATTACCAAAGGAATTGAAAAAGAGAGAACCTGCCATTGCTAAAAATACTGAGTATTCTTATTACTATGCAAGAGATGTATTAAAAGGAAGATTTCCTTTAGGAGAACCAGCTATTGCTAAAGATTCATATTGTTCTTATTACTATGCAAAGTATGTATTAAAAGGAAGGTTTCCATTAGGAGAACCAGCTATAGCTAAAGATGCAGAGTATTCTTATTACTATGCAATAAATGTATTAAAAGGAAAATTTCCATTAGGAGAACCAGCCATAAAAAAAGATGGATATCTTTGGAAACGATATTGTAAAGAATTTGGAATCAAAGAATGAACTTATACAACTACCATAGTCAACCAGAAGATTTACACAAGCACAAAGAAGCAGAAGATTCTGTAGTAGAAGTGTTCTGGGACAAGTACAAAAATAATCCAAAGGAATTGAAAAAGAGAGAACCTGCCATTGCTAAAAGTGCAGAGTATTCTTATTACTATGCTAAAAATGTAATACATGGTAAGTTTCCTTTAGGAGAAGCTGCTATTGCTAAAGATTCATATTATTCTTATTACTATGCAAGAGATGTATTAAAAGGAAGATTTCCTTTAGGAGAACCAGCTATTGCTAAAGATGCAGAGTATTCTTATTGGTATGCAAAATATGTATTAAAAGGTGAGTTTCCATTAGGAGAACCAGCTATCAAAAGAGATAAAAAAAATTGGAAAGGTTATTGTGCAGAATTTGGAATCAAAAATGAATCTATATAAATTCCATCAATCACCAGAAGACTTACACAAGCACAAAGAAGCAGATGAATCTGTAGTAGACATGTTTTGGGATAAGTACAAAAAAAATCCAAAGGAATTGAAAAAGAGAGAACCTGCCATAGCTAAAAGTGCAGTGTATTCTTATTACTATGCTAAAAATGTATTAGAAGGAAAGTTTCCATTAGGAGAACCAGCTATAGCTAAAAGTTCAGAGTATTCTTATTGGTATGCAAGATATGTATTAGAAGGAAAGTTTCCATTAGGAGAACCTGCCATAGCTAAAAGTGCAACGTATTCTTATTACTATGCAATAGATGTATTAAAAGGAAGGTTTCCATTAGGAGAACCAGCTATAAAACTAAATATACATCTTTGGAAAGAATACAAAATATGTCTTTAAAATTGATTAAAATCGTTAAATTTAATCTTTAAAATATGCAAGAGATATTGTAAACAATTTAAAATTAAAGAGTGGAAAGAAAAATGAATAAACATCCATTATTCGCAGAGTCAAATATGCCTACTGTAGACTATGACATAGACAATGATTATCAAGTACAAGAGCATGTAGCTCAAGGACAAGTTTTACCTGAAGAAAAGGATGAAGATGATGTAGCCACTGAAGCTAAAATAGATGCTGTGTATGATGCTGCTTTAGATGCTTTTAATAATCAAACTGCACAAGTAGAAATTATTGATCCTAGATATGCGGCCAGAACTGCTGAAGTAGCTGCTACTTATTTACAAATTGCATTGAATGCTGCTACTAGTAAAGCAAAAATTAAAGTGGATAGAAAAAAAACCAATGCATTCATTCCCTATTCCCCCGGTGGTAAAATTACCAATAATACTATTGTATGTAGTCGGGAAGATATTTTAAAAGCCATCAGCATAGACAAAAAATGAAATTAAAAGATATTTTAAAATTGTATGAATCTACTGAACTGAATAACTATCATGAGTTACTACACACTCTTAAAAATCATTGTTCTAAAAATTTAGATTTTATTATTAAGAATGATCTATTTTTGTGGAGAGGCATGAATGTCTCAGATTTATCTTATGCTAAAAAATCATCAGATAAAGATATACCATATTTTATTAAACCAAATTATAAATCGCCCAGAGTTAGTAAAACGGGTAGTAATTTACTAATTAGTTATGTATCTACTTCTCCAGAATGGAAAGATATTCCCAATAGAACTAAATCAACTTTTACTACTAATATGTTAAGTAATTCGGGAAGATTTGGAAAAGAAAGTATAGTTATTCCATATGACAATGTAAAAGAATTTGCGAGCTGCGATAAAGATTTTAATGAAGCTAAAAAACAATTATATGATTTGGATGATTTGATACAGTATATAACATATATTTTTGTAGATTGTGAAGAATTAGAAAATTACCACCTTATAGATTTTCCAATATCTACTTCTATTTCTTTTGATGGAGATTATAATTTAACACTAGAACAAATTGAAGATGTTTCTGATAGATTAGAAAAAATAAGACAATACATATTTAAAAATTTTGATAAAATAAAAGACGATCTTAAAAAAGAAAATAATAAATACAAATATGATCAATTTAACGATATTAACAGCTATATAAAATTAAATAATAAAAAATTAAATACTATATTGAATGGAAAAACTTTAATAGAGTGGTTAAAAGAAAATATTACTCCTAAATCATTTAATGTAAAATTATCTAATTTTGAAAATCTTACTCTCTTAGATTCTCATACTAAAGAAATTTGGTTTGAAGGTGGGTACGTAGCTATTGTTGGAAAAGATATAGAAGTATTAAAAGAATTACAAAAGGATATGAAATGATTACATTTAAAGAATTCATCTCAGAATCAATCAATGACAAAGGAAAGTTTAAAGCTATATTTATTATTGGATTACCGGGTGCTGGCAAGTCCTATACGATCACTCATCTATCTGGGTCAATTGCTCCTAAAATAGTTAATTCTGACAGAGCTACTGAATTCTTCATTAGAAAATATGGATATAAATTAGGTTTAAGTTTTGAAAATTATAAAGATCAAACTAAATTACTAACTAAGAAGTCATTAAAAAATTATTTGAATAGTATGCTTCCTTTATTTGTAGATTCTACTTCTGGTAATCTTAGTCAAATTCAACATAGAATGGGTATTTTAGAATCTATTGGATATGATGTAGGAGTGATTTATATTAAAACTAATTTACATACAGCATTAGAAAGAGCAGAAAAAAGAAATGCAAAAGGTGGTAGACAAGTAGATATGGAATTTATTAAACAAGTTAATAAAGAATCTGATGAGAATGCTGAATATTTAAAAGCCAAAACTCATTTCTTTAAAGAAATAGAAAATAACTCTGAGTCTATTGATAATCAAGTATTTGAAAAAGTATTTAAGTCATGCCAATCATTTTTAAATTCAGATATTCAAAATCCAATTGGAAGTAGAAGTTTGGAAAAGTTAATAGATGCAAAAGAAGGTTACTTAGTTCCAACTGTACTATCTGAAGAAATACTAGATAAAAAGGTGGATGGTTGGTACAAGGATTGATATGATTACATTTAAACAATATATTTTAGAAGGTGCAGTTGGTAGACAACCAAATTTTAAAGATTTAGATATAGATCAAGCTATTGATATTTTCAAAAAGAATTGTAAAAAATCATTACCCAATTTAGAACATAACCATGTTTATTATAAAGGTTTTCATGATGTAACGATGCCTAATTTATGTACTGTGAATACAACTGATACTGAGAGAGAATCAGAAAACACCTTAAATTATTACACTGTTATTTTAGATAATAATCCAATGATGTCAGCATTTCCAAAAAGATCAAGATCATTTGTATGTACTACTAATAAAGAGACTGCTCATGGATATGGTAATGTATTTGTAGTTATTCCATTTGATGATTGTAAAATTGGAGCAGTAAATAAAGAGGATATATGGCGTTCACGCCCTAATTTATATAATGAAGCCTCAAGAATTAATGTATTTAACGAACTTTTTCATTTTTTAAAAATAGAACCAACTATAGAAGGTTTTAAAAAGTTTGATCAAAATGTAAAAGATAAAGAATCGGAAGAATATCATTTATTGAATAAACATTTTCCAGATGTTGGTGATGGATATAAACATTTTTTAAAAGATATATGGAAAGCATATTCTCCAAAAGAACTTGGTTTTTCAGTGATTGAGCCGGGTGATGTGAATACTATGGGAGAAGTTTGGATTGCTGGTAAAGTATTATTAATACATATTGAAGATTGGTCAGATTTTAGAGAGATGGTGACATGATTACTTTTAAACAATTTATTACTGAAGAATCCGATTTTGATATGGATAAATTTAAAAAAGATTGCCACATATTTTTAGAGAAATCTAAAGGGGAAATGATATATCATGGATCAAGTGAGAATATATTATTTCCATCTGACTCTAAAATAATTACTTGGAAAGAAAGAACTAGACCAAGGAATACCAATACTAAGTTACATGAGATATTAAATGAGTTTTTCGTTAAGAAGTTTGGTGAAAAATGTAGAAATTGGTTGTTTGTAACTGGTAGTGAAAGAGATGCAGACTCATATAATAATGATAAAAACTTTTGTTATGCAATATTTCCAATAGGTGAATTTCAATGGTTGTGTGAACCAAATAATATCAGAGATTTCTTTACTGATTTTAACGGCATTGTTGATACAAGTCATTATGAACATGGGTACTATGACAAAAATAAAGATGCTATTATTGAAGGGTTAGAAGATTTAAATTGGGAGTTTAATACCAATCTTTCAAAATGTATAAAGTCAGAACATGAAATTATGTTAAAATGTAATCAATATTATGCGATAAAAACGGATTCAAAATTATTTAAAGATAAGATTGAACCACTAGTTATTAGTAATGGTAAATATAAATGGCCTTGAATACAATGATTACTTTCAAACAATACATACAAGAATCAGATGAAGAATTTGACTTGGAAAAATTCAAAACAGATTGTAAAAACTATTTAGATATATCTGGTGGATTAATGATGATCATGGAAGTACTAAAATTGGAAATAAAAATAATGGATTTAAATCTGATTTTTTAATTTTACCGTTCAAAGAAAGAACTAAACCTAGAGACATTTCTGAATATTATCATAAGTTTATCAATGACCTTTTATATAAGAAGTTTCACGTGGAACCTAGAAATTGGTTATTTGTAACGGGGAGTGAGCACATTGCCGGAGTTGAATATGGAACTGTATATGCGGTATTTCCTATAGGAGATTTTGAATGGTTAAGTAGTCCAGATATCACCGATTTATTTACGATTGTGGATAATATGGAGTTTGAAACAAGACAAGATGAAGAATATAAAAATTTAAGTTCAGATGCTAAAAAGGATATAGTGGATGAAAAATTAAGAGTACTTATTAATACATCCAAATGGGAATTTAATACTCATTTAACTAAATGTATTAAATCTGAAAAAGAAATCATGGTTAAAGCAGATAAATTTTACATGATCAGAGTCACTAGTGATTTATTCACTGATGTTATAGAACCATTATTAAAATGATCACATTTAAACAATTTCTCACTGAAGAAAAATTCGATATTGAGAAATTCAAAATCGATTGTGCTCCTTTTTTAAAAGAGAGTAAGGGTAATATTTTATATCATGGAACTGCAAATACGGTTTATGGATATGAAATTACTCAGTGGAAAGAAAGAGAAAAACCAACAAATTCTCCAAAAGTACTACATGATAAATTGAATGAATTATTTAAAAAGATGTTTGGATATCCAATTAGAAATTGGTTATTTACCACTGGGAATTTAGAGACATCTTGGTTGTATTCTGGTTCAATAAATAGATATATCAGTACTGCTATATTTCCTATCGGAGAATATGAATATGTGTATGCCTCAGATAAAGATGCAGAAGATTTATATACTATGTATTCCAGTTACTTAACAGATGTTTCTATTAAGAATGCAACTATGCCAAGAAGTGAAAAAGATATTGCTGCAACTAATTTATTACTTAAGAAGGTTCCCCATTTACATTGGAAATTTAATGAAGATTTAATAAGTGGTATAAAATCTGGTAATGAAGTAATGATAAAATGTAATAAATTTTATCAGTTTAATACTACAGATGATGAATATAAGAAGGTTAGGGAATATTTAAAAACACTATGATTACATTCAAACAATATATACAAGAAGGATTTTCTAAGGATTTTGATTTAGAAAAATTCAAAACTGATTGTGCTTTCTATTTGAAAGAATGTAAAGGATTTCCTATCTATCATGGGGCTGATGAGGGTACTAATAATTATACTATTGAGACATTTCATTTCAGAGAAAAACCAAGAGATACCAAAAAGGATGTTCATGATATTGTCAATAATACTTTTCATGATATGTATGGAATCAAACCTAGAGATTGGTTATTTGTAACTGGTAATAAAATCGATGCAAGAGATTATGGCCAGCCATTTGTAATAGTACCTATTGGTAAATTTGATTGGGTATCTAGTCCAGATTTTAAAGATTTAACTAGGAAATTTAATAAAATATTTAAGCCAATATGGGATAATCATTCTGAAAATGCAAGAGAGAAAGCTATAGAACAATTAGTTTCTGAAATAAAATCTGCTGATTGGAACCATAATAGAGCCTTCTATCAATGTGTCATTTCATGTTCTGAAATAATGATTAAATGTGACCAATTTTACTCATTTAATACCAACGGTGAGGTTTATAATAATGAAATAGAACCTTTTCTGAAAAGTTTGCGTAAAAACTAATAAATAATATATTAATAACCCACGGAGTTACCATGTCATTGTTAAAAGATATTGCAAAAAACAAACCTAAATCTGAGCCTGAAAAAGTTCTTATGCCTAAAGAATCCTTTAATGATGAAGATTTTTATGTATTTGATAAAGATAAAAAGTTTATAACTAGTCATGGTAAAAGATCAGAGACAGGTAGAAATTACGAACAATCAAGAGTAGTTGGCAAACCAACTAAAGATGGTGATCATTTTGTTTTAAAAGGATGGGATGCTAAGACTCATGGTTTATGGAAACATAAAATCAAAGAATCTGTTCCACAAGGTCAAGAAGTAGCAGATGCTAATCAAAAGTATATTAAAGATGTACAAGTTGATCCTAAAGCACCTAGTAAAAATGATTCATTTCATACATCTGGACAATGGGATGCCTTACAAAAAGTAGTACAAATGAAATTCAATGTACCTTGTTTTTCAAAAATGAGTATATATAATGCGGGTGATTTAGTTAAATTTCAAATAGCTGATAAATTTGCTAGTGAAAGATATGGTCATGCTAGATTTTGGAGTTTAACACCTGCACAGATGAAAGAAATTGTGGATAGTGTACCGGGTATATTATCTACAAATATTCAGCCAAATAATGATAGTGTTACTGCAAATAATCCTAAGTCAGTTAAAGAATCTAAAGAAGTATTTACTGATATCGATAATTGGAAAGATGCAGTTAAAAATTCATATCCTACTTATGCTAAAAAAATGAAATTCCTTTCAAAAATGGAAGGAAATAAAATGACTGTATCTGCTGAAGTACCCGGCTTAGATAGATCATTTGGTGTATGGAATCAAGAAGATGAAAAGGGTGTAGTGTTAAGCGAATCTCCTGAAGATCGTAATGTACAAATATTGATTAAAGCTGCATTTAGAAAATTAGATTTAACTAAATTATCTAGAGAAGAACAAATTCAAAAGATTATAATGTTTGTAAGAGCGGCAGATGAAGATGGTGCATATAATAAAATTTCAAGATCAGAATTGAAAAGCATTATTGAAAAAACAGTATCTTTGAAGGAAGATGAAGAATCTCCACCATCAGCAGGTGATCCTGATCCAACAGGAACTAATGATGATCAGGATACGGAACCAACTATCCCTCCAGTAAATCCAAATCCTACTCCTGCCCAACCTACTGAACCAACTGTCATTAAACAGGCGCAGGGATATAAAGTAATGGCATTGCCAGATGAACAAATTTCTATAGTGGATGATAAGGGTGAAACTAAATTACAATTACCGTTAGTAATTTGGAACCAACTTATCAGATAATTTAAAATGATTACTTTTAAAGAATTTATTAAAGAAGCATCTGTCGGTGATAATATTGATATCAAAATAATTGATATGAATGAAGTTGTGTCTATAGTAAAACAACATTGTTCACAATATGTTTCAAATTTACCTAGTAATTTGATTTTTAGGAATATGAAGGATGTAAAAGTCCGGGATAAATGTGGATTGGTAAATACTGAAAATACAGAAAGAAAGTCTGAAAACACAACTAATTATTACACCATATTTTTAGATAATAATCCATTATGTAAAGGATTTCCGAAAAGAAGTAAATCTTTAATATGTAGTAGTGATTTTTATAATAGTTTTCTGGGTGATAAAGTAGTCGTTATTCCATTTGACAATGCAAAAATTGGATTGACTAATAAACCTGATATTTGGAGTGTTAATATTCATATATTTGGAAGTCGTATGTTAGGGTTAGATGATCTTAATAGTATTTTTTCATCTGATTTAGAAATACCGTGTGATTTAAAAGATTTTCAAGAATTTGATGAACGGTTAGAAAAAGGTGATAAGGCAGCATTAGAAATTTTTAAATATGCATTTAATATGGATAATAGTGATTTAAAAGAATATAAAGATCATTTTATGGATGATATTTGGCAAGCATATTCTCCAGAAAGTACTGGATTTGAAGCTACAACTGGTGCAACGATTAACAATCTTAGAAAGCAAGAACTTTGGGTAGAAGGTAAAATGTTGGTAATAAGTGTCTATCAGTTTGAAGAATTTATTACTGCTTTAAAAGAAGCTGGACTAATAGAATCAACTAAAAAAATAATTATATAATGATTACATTCAAACAATATTTACAGGAAAAAGCTGTATCAGACGAACCTGAGTATCATGATATAAATTTATCTAAAGCGGTTAATTTTATTAAAACTAAATGTAGAAGTTCTTTATGGATGTTTGATAAGGATGAATTTATTTATCGTGGTGTTCGTGATGAGCCAATAAATGAATTTGCTATAGTTGATACATCTAAAACAATGAGAAAATCCGAAAATACCTCTAATTATTATACTACTATTTTAGATAATAATCCATTATGTAAAGATTTTCCTAAAAGATCAAGATCATTTATTTGTAGTACTGTATTAGGTAGAGCCGGAAGTTATGCATCAAACATGGATGAGGATAGTATTTTTGTAGTGATTCCTACGGATAATGCAAAAATTGGTATAGTGGGAGCTTCAGATATTTTTGATATTTATATACCATTGTTTAAGTATAAAGATAATAAACAAGTTAAAAGGGATTTATCAAATATTAATAATGCTTTTAAAAAGATGGGAATTGAAGAAAGCTTAGAAGGGTTTAAAGAAGTAGATGCAATATTGAAAGATAAAAATGCAAATGGTCATGATTCATGGGTTGCTAAAATTCAATCACAATTTGGTAGAGATGTTGACTATAGCAATTTCTTAGAGGATATATGGGAAGCATATTCTCCAGAGCATACCGGATTTAAGCATTGCACTGGTAAAACTTTTAAACCTTATTATAAGCAAAGAACTGAAGTGTGGGTTGGTGGAGAAGTACTAATGGTAAATTATACTTTACTTAAAAAGATAAAAGAAGAATTAGAATGATTACTTTTAAACAATACTTACAAGAATCCGCTATTGGGGATTCTCCTAATTATAAAAATTTAGATATAATTAAAGCAGTAGATTTACTTAAAGAAAAATGCAAAGGTTCTTTGTGGATGTTTGAAGAAAATAAATTTATCTATCGCGGATTTAGAGATGTAAATTACAATTATGCTGAAGTTGATACCGCTGAAACTGAAAGAAAATCGCAAAACACTAAAAATTATTATACTGTTATTTTAGATAATAACCCTCTGTGTAAAGGATTTCCAAAAAGAAGCAGATCATTTATTTGTTCTACTGATTATGAAAAAGCTACCCGATATGGAGAAACTTATATAGTTGTTCCTACTGATGGTGCTAAGATTGGTATAGTCGGAGCTGAAGATATTTTTACAATTCGTACTAAACTTTTTAACAAAGATGATAATCATACCGATTCTTTTTATACTTTAAATTGTAATTTTGAAGAAATGGATATGCCAGATAATATAGACGATTTTAAAAATGTAGATAAAATATTAAAAAATCCAAATGATAAAGATTATTTATATTGGGTTAAAAAATTTCAAAAGGGATTTGGTTTTTATATAAATTATAATAATTTCCTAGGCGATATATGGAAAGCATATTCACCAAAAAGTACTGGATTTAAAAATGCAACAGGTAAAACATTTAAATCAAAGTATATATTTAATTCTGAAGTGTGGATTGAGGGAGAAGTAATTTTAATCAAACATGAAATATATAAAAAAATAAAAATGGCATTGCTTGATCCAAAAGAATATGTCAAATTAGTTAAAAAGAAAGATGATGAAGATGATGAATTATTAAAAGCACTAGGATACTAATGATTACATTTAAACAATATTTAAAAGAAGCAGCAGTAGGTGATACTCCTCAATATAATCATGTTGATCTGGATCATGCTGTGTCATTTTTTAAATCGAAATGTAGTAATGCAAAATGGATGCTTAAGAAATCACATAGTGATCTTATTTACAGGGGATTTAAAAGTGATATACCACAAAATGGTTATTATTTAGTTGACTCATCTAAAACTTTAAGAAAATCTCATAATACAACTAACCACTATACCGTATTATTAGATAATCATCCTAGAAGAAAGAATTTTCCTAAAAGATCACAGTCATTTATTTGTACCACTTCGTTTGGTTATGCAGCTACTTTTGTTGATCATAAAAATGGCGGATTATTTATTATCATCCCTTCAGATACAGCTAACATTGGTTCTGTAAATGATCATGATATGTGGGATACTCGCATTACTATTTTTGGGGATAGTTTTGATATTGTTGATTTAAATAGAGGGTTTAGAGACCTTGGAATTGAACCAAATATGGATTCATTTAAAAAATTCAATCAAAATGTTAAAGATAAAAATGGGGAAGAATATAAAAAGTTTGTGGAAGTATTTGGAGAAGAAGCAGCAGAAAAATATCATAATGAATTTTTGAAAAGTATATTTGCAGCATACTCTAAAACTAATACAATGCATACCTACCATACTACAAAAAATTTACCTAGAAAATTAAATGATTCTGAATTATGGATATCTGGAGAATTGCTAATGATACCATTTAGTGATTGGGATGAATTTGTGAAGGCGACAAAATGAACCTATATAAATTACATAATTTCCCAGAAGATTTACACAAGCACAAGGAAGCAGATGATTCTGTTCCTGAAGTAATTTGGGATAAGTACAAAAATAATCCAAAGGAATTGAAAAAGAGAGAACCTGCCATTGCTAAAAGTGCAGTGTATTCTTATGCATATGCAAGAGATGTATTAGAAGGAAAGTTTACTTTAGGAGAACCTGCTATTGCTAAAAGTTCAAAGTATTCTTATTGCTATGCAAGAGATGTATTTAACGGAAAGTTTCCTTTAGGAGAACCAGCCATAGCTAAAAGTGCAAAGTATTCTTATTACTATGCAAAATATGTATTAAAAGGAAGGTTTCCATTAGGAGAACCTGCCATTGCTAAAAGTGCAGATTATTCTTATTACTATGCAAAATATGTATTAAAGAAAAGGTTTCCTTTAGGAGAACCAGCCATAAAAACAAATTCTGATTTTTGGGATGCATATTGTAAGTATTTTGGAATAAAAAATGAATCTATATAAATTCCATCAATCACCAGAAGATTTACACAAGCACAAGGAAGCAGAAGATTCTGTAGTAGACATGTTTTGGGATAAGTACAAAAATAATCCAAAGGAATTGAAAAAGAAGGAGTGGGCTATAGCTAAAAGTGCAGAGTATTCTTATTTGTATGCAAGAAATATATTAGAAGGAAGGTTTGAATTAGGAAGGTTTGAATTGGGAGAACCTGCTATAGCTAAAAGTGCAGAGTATTCTTATTTGTATGCAGCCGATGTATTAAACGGAAAGTTTCCTTTAGGAGAACCGGCCATAGCTAAAAGTGCAAAGTATTCTTATTACTATGCAGAAGATGTATTACATGGTAAGTTTCCATTAGGAGAACCAGAGATAGCTAAAAAAGCAAATTTATGGAAGGAATACTGTGAGATATTTGGAATAAAAGAATGAACTTATACAACTACCACAAAAATCCAGAAGATTTACACAGACATGACTCAAAAGAAGATCATGTCATAGAATTGTTTTGGGGTAAGTACTTTGGCAATTCAAAGGAATTAAAAAAGAGAGAAAAAACAATAGCTAGAGATTCACATTATTCTTTAATCTATGCAAAAGATATATTAAAAGGAAGGTTTCCTTTAGGAGAACCTGCCATTGCTAAAAGTTCACATTATTCTTACTTATATGCAAAAGATGTATTACATGGAAAGTTTCCATTAGGAGAACCAACTATAGCTAAAAGTTCATATTATTCTTATTTGTATGCAAGAGATGTATTACATGGTAAGTTTCCATTAGGAGAACCAGAGATAGTTAAAAAAGCAAATTTATGGAAGGAATACTGTGAGATATTTGGAATAAAAGAATGAACTTATACAACTACCACAAAAATCCAGAAGATTTACACAAGCACAAAGAAGCAGAGGATTCTGTTCCAGAAGTCATTTGGGATAAATATAAAAGTGCTCCATTACAACTCAAAAAGAGAGAAAAAGAAATTTCTAAATCTGCTGAATATTCGCAGTTATATGCTAATTATATTTTAGAAGGAAGGTTTCCATTGGGAGAACTGGCAATTTCTAAATCTGCAATGCATTCTTATAGATATGCCCTAAGAGTACTTAAAGGAAGGTTTGAACTTGGTGAACCAGCTATAGCTAAAGATTCAGAATATGCTTATATGTATGCAAGATATATATTGGATAGTAAATTTCCAGCCGGTGAAGAATCGATTTCTAAAAAAGCGGAGTATTCTTATAATTATGCCACAGAGATATTACATAAAAGATTTCCACTAGGAGAACCAGTGATTAAGAAGAATGATTATTATTGGAGAATATATTGTGAACATTTTGGAATCAAAGAATGAATTTATACGACTACCATAAAGAGCCAACTAAATTATACAAACATGACTCAAAAGAAGATCATGTTATAGAATTATTCTATAGAAAATTCAGTGGTAATCCAGAGGAATTGAAAAAGAGGGAACCAGCTATAGCTAAAAGTGCAGATTATTCTTATTTGTATGCAAGAGAAGTATTAAAAGGAAGATTTAAATTAGGTGAACCTGCCATAGCTAAAAGTGCAACGTATTCTTATTTGTATGCAAAAAATGTATTAGAAAAAAGATTTCCATTAGGAGAACCAAAAATTTTCACTAAATTAGAATTAACTTTAAGATATACTAAAATATTTGGTGCAATAAAAGAAGCAGAACTACCTATCTCTAAAAGTGCTGAGTATTCTTATGATTATGCTAAAGATATATTACATGGAAGATTTCCTTTAGGTGAAGCTGTAATTTCTACAAGTCCGACAATTTCTTATCAATATGCATGTGACGTATTAAATCATAGATTTAAATTGGGTGAACCAGCTATAAAAAAGAATTTCCGAGTTTGGGATAGATACTGTCACCATTTTAAAATAGAAGAATATGAATATAAATGACTACTCTTTTGAAACTAAATCAGATGAAGGAAAAGTAATAAAAACTTTCTCCTCTGTATCTCATCAACGTATTCAGCATTATGATGACATCATCAATTCCATGGTTCTTTCTGAATTAGAAAAATGTAAAGCTAAAAAGTTCATTCCATCTGATGAACAAATAAAGCAGTTTAAAAATGAATTAATCCGACATATTATTATAAATAAAAATATTGATGCAGCAGCTAAATTACATATTTTTAAACCGACAGAACTTCTTCATGGATAAAAAATGGAAAATATCGTGTACCTTCACGGTTTTAACTCAAGTCCAGTAGCTTTCAACTACTTGCAGTCCTCTCTTCCATTACATTTTCCTCATCAAATTTCTTATAACTCTTGGCAATCTATTCAAAATTCTTTAAAAGATATTTCTGAAAAAATACCAGATGTTCCAGTTACCATTATTGGACATTCTCTTGGTGGTATACTTGGATATCTTATTGCATCTAGAAAGCTTGCCAATGTACAAAAATTAATTACTATTTCTACACCCTTTGCCGGTTCTTTAATTGCCGGAACATTCTCTTGGTTTTATCCTCATCAAATCCTCAAGGATATTTCTCCCTATTCAAAATACATTAAAGAAATTCGACATCCATTAGATATAGAATTTTATTCTCTTATGTCTATTGATGGTAATCTCCCCTTCACTTCTTCAGATAAAAATGATGGGACAGTTTCTTTAATGTCTCAATTTATGTCACCTGCTAAACAGCATATAAAAGTTCATGCGAATCACATGGACATTCTTCAATCTAATGATACGGTACATCATATTCAAGGTATTTTAGGGTTGTAAAAATACCAATTTCATAAAAATAGTAATAAATATGTAATAGGGTTCATTAAAACGTGTGTACGTTATCCCTTTTACATAGGAAATTCTAAATGCGTAATCCAAATATCAAAAGACCTCATCTTGAGATGGAATTTTCTCCAGATGATATACAAGAAATAAAAAAATGTAAAGAAAGTTACATTTACTTCATTGAAAAATACGTTAGAATAAAACATGCCACTAAAGGTATGGTTCCAATGATTCTTTATGATTATCAAAAAAGAATGTTGGACTCCATTCATAATAATAGGTTAATTGCTATTTTAGCAAGTAGACAAACAGGTAAAACTACAGTTGTTGCTATGTATCTTCTTTGGATGACTTGTTTTCAAGATGATAAAGATTGTGTCATTGCTTCTAAAAATCTTAAACATGCTGTGTTGATTATGTCTAGGGTAAAAACTGCTTATGAACAACTTCCTGATTTTATCAAACCCGGTTGCAAATATTATTCAAGAACTTCTATTGAATTTGAAAATGGCTCTTCTATTCACAATGAAGCTACCACAGAAAATACTGGTCGTGGTAATTCTCCTGCATTTTTGATGTTAGATGAATTGGCTTTTGCTAATAAAAGAATACAACAAGAACTTTGGGCATCTATTTCCCCATCATTAGCTACTGGGGGTAAATTAGTTATCACTAGTACTCCTAATGGAGATGCAGATTTGTTTGCTAATATTTGGAGACAGGCAAAAGCCGGATTAAATAATTTCACTCCTGTTACTGCAATGTGGTATGAGCATCCTGACCAAGGGGAAGAATATTATAAAGAACAGCTTGGATTACTTGGACCAATTAAAGTTAAACAAGAAATTGATTGTATATTTTTAAGTAGTGATGCATTACTTATCAATAGCATCATGTTACATAATATTAGAGCCAAAGAAGTAGTTTTTGAAGACATGGGATTTAAATTTTGGAAACCAGCGGATCAAATTGGTGGCAGAGGTAAAATGTATCTGATGGGAGTTGATCCAGCAACAGGTAATGGTAATGATTTCACAGCTATACAAGTATTTGAATTTCCATCATTAAATCAAGTAGCAGAATTCAGGAGTAATTCTATTAATATCCCATTGATCTATGCAAAGATAAAGTGGATATTGAAGTATTTAACTAGAAAAACAGAAAGAGGCAGGGCTGAAGCAATGTGGTCATTTGAAAGAAATGGAGTAGGTGAAGCTTTAGTTGCATTGATACAAAATGATGATGAAAAAGATGGAGGGGTATATATTGATAATGTAGAATTATACAATGAATCAGATAATAAATTGGGTGTATATACAACTGGGTCATCTAAGACAGTATGTTGTTTGCAGTTGAAAAGTTTGATTGAAAAAGGAAATGAGACAGGAATCAAAATTTATTCAGATATGTTTCTATTTGAATTACAAAATTTTGTGGCAAGTGGTGGTAGTTATAAGGCAAAGATTGGATGTACAGATGACGTAATTATGGCAGCTATTGTATTGATGAAAGTATTACAGAAATATGCATCTTATAATGATAAAGCAAGACAGATGGTATATGAATCAGTTTTACCCAATTCAGATGAATCGGTAGAATTTAGTGATGATTCACCTGTTATGTGGGCATGATTGAAAGGGACTCTTCGGAGTCCTTTTTGATTTTAAAAAACCGATAGGCAAGACCTCATATCTATAAGAATAGTATAGGTCGCAAAACTTTTTTGTTGTCAAATAATACACATACAGGTAAAAAAGCCGATAGGCAGAATCCAACCATAAAAAAAACAGGTATAGGTCGCAAAACTTTTTGCATTCAAATTAAATATCTGATATACTTAATTTATATAAAATGGAGAAAAATACATGATAGTTGTTTATGCAATGGATGGAAGTATGGTAGAATATGTAAAATTTAATGATTCTGAATTTTCAGAGGCGATGATTCAGGCAAAAAATTTTAGAAATAATGGATTTCACAATGTGGTTATTTCTTCAGAACCAGAGAATATGGTTGGAGGATTTGGAGTAGATTCTGTCGAAGATGGAAAATTACCAAATGGGAATGATTATCAATGGAAAAAGCGTAGAATTTAAAGGAGCATAAAGATGTCTTGGGGTCCCGGCAGAGAGTCTAAAAATTTATTTAAACAGAATTGTGATATATGCGGTGAGGTGGTATTACCTAAAACCGGATATGTATTCAAAAATATTCCATCTGTGGCAGGTGGTGTCGCATATCCACATCAAGTGGTGCATCATGATTGTTATTATGTCAATAAACCAGTTGTAGATGTGGTTAAAGAAGTAAAAGTTGAAGGTGATCCACAATGGTTGGATTATATTACATATCTTTTCAAGGAAGAATAATGACAAATTATTTAAAAAAAGATACTCTGGTTGAATATAAATTAGATATTGACGATAATGGAATACATAAAATATTTCATGGTCATGGAGTAATAAAAGGTGTGGCAACAATTGAACTTCCTGTTATTGGAATAAGTTACATATTGGAAGATATATCTGGAAATCTACCGAATGAACTTTATTCATTTAAATTTTTTGTATTACCAGAATTATATTTCGAGGTGATAGAAATATGAAAGTAGTCATTGCCATTGAAGGAAATTTTGATGTGTCCATAGATTTAAAGGACGAATACTATCTATTAACTAGTCAACATCTTTTATCATATGAAGATTTAGAAAGTTATCAAGATTATCATTTATCTTCTTCTCAAGTAGATATATTTGACTTGCCAATATCCATAGATGATCTCTCCAGACATGATAAAAACTTAATTAATGCTATTGAAAATATCGGCATTTCCTATGCTGGTAATGAGTGTACATTACATATTATAGAAATAGAAGATGGTATTAAATATAATATCGTAAATATGCATGGTCGTGAATGGGTTGAGACTAAAATAAATAAAAATTAATTTCTTTACTAATTAAGTATTTTCTGATATAATACCTACAAAGGAAAATATTTATGACCAATACTCTTCAAAAATTTAATAACTTCTTCTCAAGTTTCAAGAAAACCGAAATGTGGGAAAGGATGTCTATTGCTGAAAATTCTCCATATCACAGGGAAGAATCAGTACAAGTACATACCCAAATGTTGTTAGATTGGTATCTTAAAGAACGATTTCCGGTAAGATCAGATAAACAAAATATAATGACTATGCTGGCATGTGTCTTTCATGATGTGGGTAAGCCAGTATGTATGATTGAAAAGTTTACTGAAGCTAGGGGTAAACACTTTTCTTTTGCTGGTCATGAGATTGTATCTGCAAGAATGTGGATAGATTATGCTTATTCCGATGTGAATCAAATAGCAGAATTGGGGCTGTCTGTAAGGGATGTACATAATATTGCATTTATGATTGAGTATCATCTTCCATTTGGGATGAAGGATAAAAAACTTAATGCATTATTTGAATCTTTGATACATAGGGATGATATTGAATCAGAAGATTACTTACAAGGATCATTACTTTGTTCATTTTGTGATTTGATTTATGCAGATCAAAATGGCAGATTATCCGATGATAAACAAACCAAAATGAAAGATGTGCATAAATGGGTATGTGATTTTAATGGGTTGACAATAGATTCTTAAATTTTAGGAGACTAGTGATGATGAAAATTATTATGTTGATTGTAATTATTATGTTGATATCAATTATAATGTGTCGATGTAATTCTCAACAAAAATCTAGTTTACAAAAAGAATGTACAGAAAAAGGTGGAACTGTCTGGTACTTCAATGATGGAGCACATTGTTTAGATAAAAATGAAAAAGAAATTAAATGAAAAAATTTATTAAATTGTTTAATATTTATGGTATCACAATAATTGGATGGTCATTAATTCTTTTTGCTATGTATGTACTTGACTTTGATCACAAAGAAGCAGATAATATATGTAAAAGAAAAGGTGGAGTAGTTGTTAAAACTGAAGACTCTATCTTATGTATCAAAAAAGAATCCCTTATGGAGTTAAAATGAAGACTTGTTATTTCATGATGGGTGTACCGGGTGCTGGTAAATCTACTCAACTAAGAAAAATTATTGGACTGGGTTATGATAATCATGATCCTTATGATTGTTGTGTATTTTCATTGGATACTTGTCGTCTTGAATTCATGGACGAAGTGATTGATTATTCAAATGAAAAAGAATGTTATCGTAAAGCATTTGAGTATGCTAATGAACATAAAGAAGAATTTTCTAAATTTGTAGAAAAGAAATTTGCAGAAGCTTTAACCCATGAATATGTTTTTGTTGATAATACCAATCTCACTAAAAAATCAAGGAAGCAATGGATCACTGGTGCTAAAGATGCTGGATATTTGTTGATAGGTGTACATGTAGATGTTGCTTTAGAAGTTGCAATTAAACGTCAAGAAACCAGAACAGATAAAAGTGTACCTGCTGATGTAGTTACTAGTATGTATAATAGTCTTCAAGAATTTCTAGTACCATCCGAAGTAGATGAAATTATTTATATGTGAAAATATTTCATGAGTAGTTTTAGTTTTTATCATTTTGTAGTATAATCACTATTAGGAAATTAAGTAACATTTTATATTTCCTAATTCAAATACCCGTTGTTAATTTAAGTGTCCTCCTGCTGCCATAATAAACTCTTGAAGTTTATTCTCTGATGTTTTTCTTAAATTCCCGTTGATTTATATAAATACAGTTGTGGATTTTCCACATACTTTGTATTACTTATTTTATTATTTTAAAGGAATTTATATTATGTCAGATATTAAAGCACGTTTAGCAGCACTTACAGCAGCTCACACAACAAAATCTTCAACACCAACCAACCCTAATACCGATTTTAAATTGTTCTATCCGTTTTGGAAAATGGAAGTTGATCAAATCGCAACTATTCGTTTCTTACCAGATGGTACAGAAGATGGTGAAAACAATTTAGGATTTTTAGTTAAAAAACAATTTCACGAATTATTCATTAATGGTAAAAAGAAAACTGTTAGTTGTCTTGAACCGCATGGTGAAAAATGTCCAATTTGTGAATTGTCAAGAAAGCATTACACTGCTGAAGGAAAAACTTCAAAAATAGGAGCACAGTTATATAGAAAGATTTCATACATTGGACAATGTATTGTTGTAGAATCTCCAATAGAACATGATCAAAGTCAATTAGTAAAATTGATTGATATCGGTCCAAAAATTTATGAACAAATCCAAGCCGGTTTCCGTTCTGGTGACATGGAAGCATCTCCTGATGATTTCAAACAGGGTTATAATTTCAAAATTAGAAAATCTATGCAAAAAACTGCCGCTGGTGATTTTGCGAATTATTCTACATCATCCTTCTCTTATAAACCAGTCGCATTATCAGATGAAGTAATTGAAAATGTTACTTTGTTTAATCTAAAAGAACATACTGGAAGAAAGCCAGATTTAGCTTATGTAGAAGCTTTATTAGTTGCATTTCAAACTGGTGGAAGTGTTGATATGAGTAATGTAAATAATGATTCTGCAAATGATTCAAATGATTCTGCAAGTCATACTCATACAGAAACTGTTACTGAACACAAAGCAGAAGCAAAAACTGAAAAAGTAGAAGTTAAGGAAGAAAAAGTTGAAGCTACTGGTGGTTCTACAGCAGATGTTCTTGCAAGAATGCGTCAACGTTCAGCAGCTTTAGCTAACAAAGAGTAATTTAACTAATAACAATCAAAGACAGGGAAAATATTTCCCTGTCAATTCAAGGAGTTAAATTATGGCTTTACCATTTTTAAAAGATTTCAAAAAAGCAATTTCTAAAATTGATACCGTAGGTGTTGATCTTGATGAATTTGAAGAATATGTATCTTTAGGTAACTACGCATTAAACAGAATTTTATCTGGGGATTTCAATAAAGGAATTCCACTATGTAAAATGTCTGCATTTGTTGGACCATCAGGTAGTGGGAAATCATTTCTATCAGGAAATGCTTTAGCTAATGCACAAAAATTAGGATTTCATTTAGTTGTTATTGATACTGAAAAAGCATTATCCGTTAATTTCTTAAGGAAAATTGGGGTAGATGTCAGTGAAGATAAATTGACTAGAATTGAAGTTACCACCATTGAAGATGTGAATAAAGTATGTTCTGAATTTTTCTCTGGGTATATCAAAGCATATGGCAGAGATAATTATGAAGCACCACGGACTATCTTACTTATTG